TTAAACAGAATCGGCAATTACCGATCAACCAAGAGCCATGACAAAGATAGAAACAAAAGCTCAATACGATTGGGCAGTAAAAAGAGTTGAGGAATTACTTCCACTGGTCACAGATGAAACCCCTCTGGATAATCCTCACAGTATAGAGTTAGAATTACTTTCTAATCTCGTTGCAGATTATTCTGAGGAGCATTTCGCACTGGGAGAACCAACGCTGGTTGATGTCCTCAAACTTCGTATGTATGAGATGGGACTTAATCAGAAATCTTTAGCAAAATTAATCGGAGTCAGTCCTTCACGCTTGAGTGATTATATTTCCGGTAAATGTGAACCGACCTTGAAAGTAGCCCGCGAAATCAGCCAGAAATTGAATATTGACGCCAATATAGTACTGGGTGTTTAATATGAGTATAGAAAACAGAAAAACCGCTTAATTCACCATGGAATAAGCGGTTTTAAGTCGGAGCCGAAAGCGGGACTCGAACCCGCGACTTACTCATTACGAATGATTATCTAAGAATAATATAAAATCGCTGTGTATCAATTGTGTATAATTAAATTTAAGCTAAATAAGGATACTCATTAGAACATTTTTTCTACTTGAATGCCTTCCCTATCCTGTTGTCGGATACCTATCAAATCTCTAAAGAAAGTATGAATGCTTCAGATGTTTGCTTATCCGATATTGTCATCTTTTGATATTCTGATACTGCTTGTTCTATAAATCCACGCTTCTTTAAAACCTTGAGTTTGGGAATAAGAGCCGCAACTTTCTCCTCATCAACGGAGGACATTTGTTTATATACATTGAGACAAAAATCTATTGCAGACTGTAAATCCTCAAGGCCCGTTTCTTCCATATAGAATTTACACGCTTCAGGAACGCGGTTTAATCTTATGAACTTGGAGATTATATACTGCATGGAATCATTGGGGTCAAAATCAATATCATCATAGGACACAGCCTGTAGCTGATATTCATCAATTTTTTCTATATCATCAATCGAGCACCCAGTACGATTCTTTAAAAGCTCCTTTGCTTCGTTTATTCTTTCCTCACGCAAAAGCTCTTCTCTCTCCTTTTCCTTCTGCTCTTGGCAAATGCCTTTATACTCTTCCGAGATAGGATTTCTGTGTTGACTCAAAATTCGATTCTTTTCGTAATCAAACTCTTCCTCCGTCAATATTCCTTTCTCTTTATAGTCGTAGATTTTTTCAAGTAAGTCATACAGAAAGTATCTGTCTTGAGTAGTTTTCTCCAATGTAATAGCAGTCCCAGATGCGGAAACCATAAACATGGATTTGCCACCGCCAGAAACTTCGTCAAAATCCACATGTAAACCGACGATTGCATCTGCATGATAACTTTCAGCCTTTCCAGTCAGTTCCTTCATTACTTCATCGTAAATTGTAGTCAATTTACTCTTGTAGCTTCCAGAACGTCCGCCAAATACATCTGTCAAAGAGGCTGCAATATCGGAAAACAGATTTGTACCTATTACAACATTCGCATTGACTACCCCAAGATATTTTCTTATTGTATATCCTTCTATACTATTTGTTGTTGTTACTATCATAAATCTCTATTTTAACCATTTTGCAACACCACCATGATGAGAGCAAGTTCCTCTACGGCTTTTACTAAAACTATATGTTCCATCTCTGCATAAAGCAGTTGCCCCAGGAGGTGCAGAAGAATAATATGTAGGAGACTGAACTCTCTCACCTCTAGAATTAGTATAATATCTTATTTGTCCTGATGAATGATTTTCAGAAGAATAATAAACTTTTTCTTTTGAAAGATACTTCGTTGAAACATATCCAATATACCCATTATAACTAACAGGAATCCATTTGCAATCACAATCCTCATCAATTAGAACTGCAGTACCTCTAGGAATCTGAGTAATAATAGAAGATGTTACATCAGGAGAATCTCTTAAATTTAGGTTTGCCGTTACATATCTTACTACTTCTTGTGCATGAAATGTGCAGAAAAAGAACAATCCCATCAACAAAGTCAATACTCTTCTCATTCCTTTTTGTTTTTTGATTTATCAAGTAAAGTTTGTGCCTTTTCTAGTCTTGTTATATAACTCATGACATCATATTGAACGAAAGCCCATTTCCCATCTTCATACTTAATACTTTCGTTGGTCTCTAATGCTTGCATTACTTGATTATACATAGAATTATCCTCATCAATTACCATATTGGCTCTTCTCTCATTTTCTTTCATGAAGACTTCTATTGCAATTTTTATAACTCGGATTTCATTCTCATAATCTTTTCTTTTTCTGTAAAGGATAGCAAGTCTCTCGTATGGGTGCTTAAGCGGTAATCTGTAAATGATTGATTTCTCATACACATTAATAGCTTCATCAATCATTCCTTCTTTTTCTAAATCAATTCCAATATTAACAAGCCGAGAACTCTTATCAAAATTATCCTCTATATTAGTATCTTTTGTTGTTTCTTGGAACATGTCATCACTCAGGTTTTCTAACCTCTCAGCCAACTCAACTTCATCCTTACAAAGCACGTCATGAAGGTTTGCTCCATTTGCTGGTCCAACAATCCCAGCTTTCTCAAGTAATCCCATTATCCTTCTTGCCCTATTATATCCTATTATAAGTTTACGCTGAAGAAGAGAAGTACTTCCTTGCTGCTGATTCACGACCAAACGAGCCGATTCTTCAAATAATGGATCTAATTTATGTATCACGGAATCCTTTAAAACATTTTCCTCTCTATAAGACTCATTTTCTTTTAGAGTAGAAGTATTTTCAGATACGTATTTCTCTTCTGATATGTTTATAACTTTATCCGGGATTATATGGATAGGTTCTACTTTATCAGCATTATAGTTTAAATTATTAGCTTCCGTTTTACTATCAGGAATAAAAGCACAACAAATTCCAATTAAGGCGAGTATAGGAAACCAAATCCATGAAGCACTTGTAAGTAACGGAATCATTACTGAAGCCAGTAAAAACAGAAATGTCAAAATGAACCTCAACGGATTGCTATTAATTGCTTCATTTTCTTGTTCACGCTTAGAAGCATAATGTTTATCTCTATCATAGTTACTACTACCTCCCGATATTTTAGTCCGAGAATATATACCAGTTCCTGGTATCCCGGTATTCACATAAACTCCTCTCTTACCCACATTCACTGAAGCTCCACGCGGACCAACAGACCAACTTGTCCCTGTTTTGCTTATGTTTAAATGCACTCCAGGAAGAATCTTCACCCTTTTCCTAAAATAAAGTCCCATATTATTTCATTGTGTTCATTCTAATACTCAATTTTACCAAAGCCATAGCTCTCACAGAAGATAATGGAAAATCTTTGGGTTGGTGGTTTTGATTGTAACTTACCAGTTTTATCCAGCCTTCACCTTTTTCTGAATGCTGGACGTATTTTACAGTTAAGTATTCATCTCCATCCAGATCTATTGACACAAGGTACATTTCTCCAAAGAAAATATGACTCATTTCTAAAGGTACCTCCTTATATGCTACGATGTCACCAGATTTAAGTAATGGATACATGGAATCCCCTTTGACATAAACAGCTCCATCGCATTTAGGGATATTTGGAATATTGATTTGTCCAAGGATATTCTGGTCTTTGTTATCGAAGAGGGATTTCAAGTTTGCAGCAGCTTCAACATCATAAAGGGTTATCAATCCATCTTCTTCAGTTTTTTCTATGCTTTTAGGATGAAATATTTGAGTAACTTCAGGTTGTTGGCGCAGAGGTGTTCCACGACCAGTCAGAATGTAATTAGCATCAACTTCAGAATATTTATTAAGGAATGGCATTAATATTTTTGTAGAAACTTCGCTTGTTTCACCATTTCTTAATTTAACCATCATATTTTTTGTAATGCCCTCAACATCTGTATATACCCTATAATCTGTTAAATTAAGGGCTTCCATAGTTTCGTAAAATCGTTCTTTTACCGAATTTCCCATAAATCGTTACAATTTTATTTGAAGGTATCTTTTAAGATACTATATTTGTACCGTAACAAGTACGAGATGTTACGGTACAATTTGGTTAAACATTCCTCCGGGGAGGTTTAATATATGCACCCATGATAGCTCGTACCTATTGTGGGTGTTTTTACTATGGTTATTGTTCTTTTATGTTTAAAGTTCTGCTATTACTCTTGTTTATACTTATATGCGTGAATGTGATACTTGTTTGGACAAAAGTATTACTCCCATTGCTTGGCATGGATAAGTATTCTATGTTTTCTAAGGATTCAAAGAGTACTAATGATTCTAAAGACTCTAAGACTTCTATGTCGTCTTATGATGATTTAAAGATTTTGTGTATCAAACCTATGCATCATCAAGAACCTCAAGGACCTAGGAATCCTTTTGAAGAGTCGGATAAAATCATCGACCACGCAAAAGAATCATACCTTGAAATTTTGAAGGAAGAGAAGAGCACTGTCAGAGAAAGAGGTAACTTTCTCCAGTCTAATCCTTAGTTTCCCTTTGAATGTATCATCGAACAATCTGTCTCCATAACGTTTTTCAAGCTCTCTTAACTGGTTAATAATATAATCCACATCTTTCTTATTTTTAGTTTTTTCTGTTGTATCAAGCATCATGTAAATAGACTGTCTTATATCGTCAATTTTACTCAATTCGGTTGCTAAATGCAACAAACGCATTTCCATGTACATCATGGTTTTAGCAGTATGAATTACATGATTGTCGCTTATCTCCTTCAATTTTTCATCTATCTCATTTTTAAGCTCCTTTCTCAGGCCAAACATATTAAATGCAAAAAGGACGGAGATAATCGCCACTATTAAAGAAAGCATGGTCATTATAGTATCCAGCAAAGTCCATGTTATAGGTTCATATTTACATAGCCATAGCATTATAGATATAAAACTTGTCACTATTGAGGCTATACCTAATCCTAACACCCAATTATCTTTCTTCATATAATAATGTATTAAAACTCTTAATCGTTAAATAATGTTGTATAGTATCTAAAAAGAAACTATTTTCTTTTATGGTTTCTTTTTAGATACTATATTTGCATATCGAAACTTTGATACGAAACAAATATAGTAAAAAACAACTAACCCTCACACGATTATGAAAAGAAATGTATTACACGAGATTATGAGCCTTGCATGGCAGTTGGTAAAGAGAAACGGTTTCTCTATGAGTGAAGCAATGAAATGCGCCTGGGCAAACATGAAGCTGAAAGCTGCAATGAAGCAAAGAATCGTAAAGTTCTACTTCAAAAAGGTAGATGGCAGCATCAGAGAGGCTTATGGCACGCTGAAAGAAAACCTGATACCTACCACATCAGGTGAAATCAGAAAGAAGAACGACACTGTTCAGGTGTACTTCGATACTGAGAGACAAGAATACAGATGCTTCAAGAAAGCTAACCTTTTAAACATCGCATGACTATGACACGCCACGAAATCGAAGAAGAACTTGACGGGCTGTACAAAGACCTGAACTTCGCCTACAACGCAGATGAAGAAACTTTATGCAGGGCTTTCAATGCTGACAGCAAGCAAGAATACATCAAAGCACTTACTGAAGAGGTGGACAAATACAAAGCCCTTCTTGAAGAATACAACCTGCCTGAAGATGATGGCATGGACTACATCAACCTTCAGTTATCACAAGGCATGGCTGTGACGCACTGGTAACTCACCTACCCTGCTGACGGACTGAACGGCAACCGATAGCGAGAATCGGACAGGGTTCTACTTGATTGGTTCTTTGACATGATGGAAATTTAGGCTTACCGTTAAGCCTGACGTGAAACGGACGACTGAGTAGCGATAACGGCTGTGTGAAAAGAGTATGAGTAAAGGGCTGCACTAAGCAAACGCAGCATACGAATCACACAGATAACAAAAACGACTTATACGATTGCAGGTGGGCGTAGGTCGCCTATAAAGACAATCTTCACTGATTAGACACCAGCATGAACTATATATACCCGTGGCTTACCAGACCTTTGATAAGCAGTAAGGCAACCACCGGAACGCCCACGGGAACGATATTTAATACACACGGTTATGAAAATACTACTTTTTCTCTGTGCATTGTCCGTTCTGGTAATGCACTTCAATCAAGACCTGTCTGCTATGTACTGGATAGGATTTGTCGGGTTTATAATCACTGGTTTTTCAATCGCAAACAGACTGGACAATGAACGAGCTGCAAGAAACAATAAAAAGCATCTGTGATGAATTTGCGGACATCAGTGCCATTCTGGCGGCACGCTCAAGGGAACTGGACAGACGGGAGCTGTTCGATAAGGAGATAGAAACAGAAATCAAGAACATTAAAAAGAATAGACATGAAAACAAATGAGGAATTACAGGGTATGACGCATGATGAACTCGTGGCATACACACAGAATCTGCAACGCGAATCAGAGGAATACAAAAAATCAATGCTGTATTATATGGAAGAAAAGAAAAAGATTGAATCGAAGTTTGACAACTTCAAGAACATGGTCAAATCGCTGGTTGTCTTAGTCGATTAGTTTTTATGGGTTATAGAAAATGGGTAGATGCCGGGCTATGAAAGTCCGGCATTTTTATTGGCAGATAGTTCAGGCGGTAGAACACCATGTAAGGGTTAGCATGGAAGTCACGGGTTCAAGTCCCGTTCTGCCAGCAAACAATCAAATACTTAAACTATGGTTAGAGAAATTACAGTAGACGAAAACTACCAGACAGTACGTCTTTTTGATGAAATGAAGAAAGGGGACATCTACAAGGTTCCCTATGACAAGAAACGGCATACCGGAATCAAACTGGAAGCATCACGCCGCAATCGTGACCTCCGCTTGATCGGGACACTTAAAAACAAAATGGACGTGAAATACCGGGTATCAGCAACAGAGTATCCGGGTTTTTCGGCAATTATCTGCTTAAAATAAAATGCTTATGATAAACGAAGATGTATTGAAAATCGTCTTAAACAACAAGTCTTTCGGGAAATACGAAGCAGCTTCGATAGTAGGCGGTCTCAAAAGGCTGAAAGAGTTGTGCGAATCCGGAAGAATAAGATACAAGACCAAAGAAGGCGTGCCACACAGCAGATGGGCTTGTAATGCCTGGGACGTGATAAAACATGCAAAATTGATGTATTAATATATTACTTTAAAACTATTGCGTTATGAGTTTGATTAAGAAATCCAATGAATTAGTAATTCCTTCCACCGTTAAGATGATGATTTACGGTCAGGCAGGTATGGGTAAGACAACAGTAGCATTGAGCGCACCGAAACCGCTGCTGCTCGACTTTGACAATGGTGTGAAACGTGTGAATATGGCACATCTGGACGGTATAGACATCGTACAGGTAAGTTCATGGCAGGATGTACAACAGGTATTGCAGGAAGACCTTTCGGCCTATCAGACAATAGTTGTGGACACCATCGGAAAGATGATGGATTTCATCATTTCTTACAAATGCGGTACACGACAGCCGCAAATCAAGGACTGGGGAGGTATCAACGCTGAGTTCTCATGGATGACACGAACCCTTTCATCACTTAACAAGAACGTAGTGTTTGTGGCCCACCGTGACACTCGGAAAGAAGGTGACGACACCGTGTTCATACCTGCTTTAAGAGAAAAATCGTACAACTCTATTGTTACGGAACTTGATTTGCTGGGGTATCTGGAAATGCGCAATGAGAACGGTGTGCAGAAGCGTACAATCACATTTGACCCCACATCAAGAAATGACGGGAAAAACACCTGCAATTTGCCGGGACTGATGCAGGTGCCTACAATTCTTGACAAGAATGGAAATCCCACTGCCAAGAACGACTTTATCACTGCAAAGGTAATTATGCCCTACCTGAGCATGTTGCAGGTAAAGAAAGAAGAAGCTGCAAGGTATGATAAGGTCATAGCTGAAATCAAAGAGAACATCGAACTTATTACTGATGCCAGTTCTGCAAATGAGTTTGCGTCAAGAATTAATGAGTTTGAGCATGTAGGCAGTTCCTTGAATATGGCCAGAAATCTGTTTTCAGCAAAAGTAAAAGCTCTCGGGCTGGTATTCGATAAAGAGACAAAGACTTATGCAGACAAAGCAGCCTAAATTCAAGTTCTATGCTACACTTTTGGATGCCTTTACAAGCTATCTGAAAAGTGATGCCATCTGGGAAAGGTATTGGGGATTCAGTGAGAATCCCCCACATACCCCCGAAGAGTTCAGACAGCAGCAGTTTCAGAGCCTGATTGACACTATAAACCGTGTCCCGTTTGATAGTGAAGCAGCCGACAAGGGAACGGCTTTCAATGAGGTAGTCGACTGTATGGTTGAAAACAGGAAATCAGACAAGGTACAGGTGGAAAGACTATTGTCAGACATGCAGGATGGCAGACAGACATTGGTCGGGCTGAGAGCCACCTATAAATGCCGTCAGTTCGATTTCCCTATCTCAATCTGCCGTGAGTTTGCAGACTATTACAAAGGGGCCTTGACCCAGCAACGGGTTGAAGCAGTTTTGCCAACATGCTTCGGAGGAGTTCTTCTATATGGTTATATAGATGAACTGATGCCGATGTCAGTACATGACATCAAGACTACCGGAAGTTACTATGTAGGTAAGTTCAAAGACCACTGGCAGCACATGGTTTATCCATACTGTCTGATGCAGAACGGAAGTGATGTAAGGTCATTTGAGTATAATGTTACGGACTTCAAATCAACCTATACTGAAAGCTACACTTTCGTACCGGCACGGGATATACCTATCCTTATAAATCATTGTGAGGACTTTATCCGGTTCTTGAATGACAACAGAGATTTGATAACCGATAAGAAAATTTTTGCAGAAGACTAGATAAATGGATGAAATTGAATACAATGGAAGGATTTATGAGCTTAGAGGTGAACAAAATGGACTTCTGACCTATCTTACTAGAGATTGTGCCTACGCATTGATAACAAATGAACGGCGAAAAATTCTGATGGATATTAGAGTTAATTCGTCAAATCTTCTATCTATATATTATGCCTAATCAAATAACCGGACGGCTGGTCTATATTGGCCAGCCCCAAGAAATCCCATCCAAAAGCGGTGGCAACCCGTTTGTGAAACGTGAATTTATTCTTGATGCCACAACCTATGACCCCTATACAGGTGAACGAAGCCAGTACGAGAACGTCCTGCCACTTGAAGTAAGTGGTGACAAATGTGCCGAACTTGACCAGTTCAGAACCGGTGATGTAATAACGGTTTCCTTTTCCCTGCAAGGTCGGGAATGGACAAATCAGGACGGACAACTAAAACGCATGGTGTCCATCCGCTGCTATAAACTGGAAGGCCGTCAGCCAATGCACCAGCCAGCATCCGTGCCAGCACAGCAACCGGCACCGACACAAACGCCAACCATGGCACAGGCGTTTCCACCTGATGTAGATGCGAATGGAAATCCCAAAGATGACTTACCGTTCTAGCCTATGAGCATATTCAATCTGAAGAATGAATACGATATACCCAAGTTCAAGGCTTATGTAAACAAGCTGTTCCAGGAGCATGCAGTTGTGGAAGTGAGAAAGAAGCTCCCTAACCGCACGCTATCCCAGAACAGATACTTCTATTTGCTTCTAAATTGGTTCGCAAGTGAAACAGGTTATAGTGTAGAGGAAGTTAAAATCGATATTTTCAAGAGGTTATGTAATAGGGATATATTCGAGAAAGAAAAGACGAACAAAAAAGGAAAGATTATAAAAACTTTGAGAAGCTCGTCTGAACTGAGTACGGGAGAAATGACTCTCGCTATTGAAAGATTTCGGAATTATTCTAGTGCTAAAGCAGGAATATATTTACCAAGTCCTAACGAGAATGAGTTTCTATTACATATTCAACAAGAGATAGAAAAAGATAAAGAATTTCTAAGCTATGGGGATGGGTGAGAATTGGAAAGATATATCCGGATATGAAGGTTTATATCAAGTATCAGATATGGGACGGGTTAAATCTATATGCAGTCATGTAAGGCTTCAAAATGGCGAGTTAATGAAAAAGAAACCACATATTTTGAAACCACAAAACAGATGTGGATATAGATGCGTAAATCTATTCAAAGATGGAAGTATTCATACAGTAAACATTCATCGTTTAGTGGCTGAATCTTTCTTGCCTAATCCTCATAATTATCCAGTTGTAAATCATAAAGATGAAAACAAAACAAACAACAATGTAGGAAATCTTGAATGGTGTAGCCATGCTTACAATCTTAATTACGGTACAGCTAAAAGACGTAGAGCTATATCGCAAGGAAAGGTGGTTCTTCAATTGGATAAAAATGGAGTTTTGATAAAACGCCATTTAACATTGATGGATGCTTATAGAGATACTGGTGTAGATTACCGAAATATTTCACTTTGCTGTTATCATAAAAGAAAAACTGCTGGTGGATATTGTTGGAAGTTTGAATAATAAATTAAATCGAACGTAACAAAGAGTTTATTTGACTATGGACAAATTTTTAGGACAAGACATCCCTGAACAGGAACGATGGCAGTTCCTTCAGGACAACGCCGATGCGGTAGAGAAAATCGGATATACTCACCGATTCACCCCCGAAGAACTGGCTCAGAAGAAAGAAACTTTGGCCGAGGTATCAATCACCATCAACGATGTTGAGTTGGAGAAGAAAGAGGTTATGGAAAGCTTCAAAGAACGATTGAAGCCTTTGAATGAAGAAAAGCAGGAACTTCTGGACCATATCAAAAGAGGTTCAGAGTTCGTAGCCAACGAGGAATGTGCCAAATTCCTCTACCACAAGGAGAAAATGGCTGGATTCTACAACAAGTTAGGTGAACTGGTTTATAGCCGCCCAATCATGCCACAAGAAATGCAGAAGACAGTATTTAGTATTAACCGTAAAACTGGAACAGAATCATGAGTGAAAACAAAATCAATTTGGTAGTACCGAAAGAGTACAATGGTACCCCCATCGAAGTAGTATTGAGAGAAGGTAAAGCATCCGTAGCCCTTGACCCGAAAGAACCGGAGAGAGTAGTTATCAATGGAACGATAGAAGCACCCTTCAGATGGCTGGAAAAGCGTGTCGAACTGATTAATCAGAAATCAGCTAATATCATAGTAAACCGTGATAAGATGTGTCTGACTTTGACTATTGATGAAACCAATTATTACCAGACAGTAATTGGAGGAATTTTGCAGGCTTCAAAGGAAATGCAGGAGTTCGGTATCAATGCGGAAAGGAAATGGGAACCTATTAAGTTATCCCAGTTCTTCAAGATGCACCGTGCTTTCTTCAAAGACAAATCACAGAACATGATGCTGGTTTCCACTTTGAAGAACTTCAAGGCGAAAGTGAATCAGGATATAGAACGTAGCAAAGAGGAAAACGGGAACAAGACGGATAACTATTCTCAAGTGGTTGATTCCAATCTGCCAAAATCGTTCAAACTGAATATTCCTCTTTTCAAAGGATTCACCTGTGAGGAAATCGAAGTTGAAATCTACGCCGATGTGGATGGACGGGAAGTTTCCCTTTCTTTGGTTTCTGCCGGTGCGAATGAGGCCATTGAAGAATACAAGAATAAGGTGATTGACGAACAGATTGAAGCAATCAAAGGCGTTGCACCTGACATCGTAATCATCGAAGTATAATTGACAGCCCGGAAAGACGGGCATCTGGTACCGTGGCGGAATTGGTTAGACGCTGACAACTCTTAGTAGACTTGGTTAAGATGTTATGAAAACAGGGCATCAATGTAAAACGAATCATACTGTTCTACGCATAAGACGTGAAGATTGCCAAGCATTGCAGGTTCGAATCCTGCCGGTACCACAAATCAAAATCATAAACCAATGAATGAAATATTAACTGGTAAGGTTTGCCCCTACTGTGGTAAGCCTTCCGAATATGTGGATAGCTCCATAATCTACGGACGCTCATACGGCATGATTTACCTCTGCCGAAATTGCCGGGCTTATGTCGGTGTGCATAAAGGAACAGACCAAGCGTTAGGGCGTTTGGCTAATGCAGAGCTAAGGGAAGCCAAGAAAGAAGCCCATTTCTACTTTGACCAAATAGCTAAGACAAACCTTATAAACAAGATTTGGAAAAAGCATATTCCCAACACATCAAACAGGAACAAGGCTTATCTGTGGCTATCCATTCAAATGAATATGCCACGTGAATTTTGCCACATTGGAATGTTCGATGTAGATGATTGTAAAAGAGTTGTCGAACTGTGTAAACCAATAATAGAATGCCATACTACATAAAAAGAAAACCGAAGAAGAAAGAAAAGCCTTTGCCGTTATTTGACAAGGCAGGTATCAAAGTAAAGAAGAAGCCGGATTTAGTGGCCAAACTCGATAAAGTTTTCAGCCGCTATATCCGGCTTCGCGATTGTATGCCGAACGGGTATTTCCGCTGTATCTCGTGCGGCCAGATAAAGCCATACGAACAGGCAGATTGCGGACACTTCCATTCGCGCCGCCACATGGCTACACGGTTTGATGAGGATAACGCCCACGCAGAATGCCGGGCGTGCAACCGATTCAGTGCCGACCATCTGATACAATATGAAAAGAACCTGAAAGCTAAAATCGGCCAGCTACGATTCGACAAGCTGGCATGGAGAGCAAGCCAGGCGAAGAAATGGACTGATTTTGAATTAATAGAACTCACCAAGTATTACAAGGCTTTGGGAGACAAACTGAGTAAGGAGAAAGGATTATGAGTTATGTTTTACGGGATTACCAGCAGAAGGCCAGTAATGCAGCGGTCAGCTTCTTTGCTAACAGGGCCAAGAAGAACAATGCCATCATGGTACTGCCTACCGGAGCCGGCAAGAGTCTTGTGATAGCCGACATCGCCAGCCGCCTTGAAGGGCACACGCTGGTATTCCAGCCAAGTAAGGAGATACTCGAACAGAACTATCTGAAGCTCTGTTCGTATGGTGTTCTGGATTGTTCCATCTACTCTGCCTCATTCGGACGAAAGGAGATTTCAAGAATAACTTTCGCCACTATCGGAAGCGTAGTCAACCATCCGGAACTCTTCCAGCATTTTCAGAATATCATCATCGACGAGTGCCATCTGGTTAACCCGAAAGACGGAATGTACAAGAGATTTCTTTCGATGCTGAAATGTAAAGTCCTTGGATTGACGGCTACGCCTTACCGGCTTTCATCAAGCAGGGATTTCGGTAGCATGTTGAAGTTCATCACACGTACACGCCCGTGCGTGTTCTCTGAGGTAATCTATCAGGTTCAAATCTCTACTTTATTGGATATGGGGTATCTTTCAAAGCTGAACTATTATCCGATGAATCCTTTGGGATGGAACGAACTTAATCTGAAGGTGAACACTACCGGAGCCGACTACACGGACAAGTCTGTAGTAAAAGAGTATGAGCGTATCGACTTCTACGGGTTTCTGGTAAGTATCGTCCAAAGGCTTATGAATCCCAAGAGCGGTGTAAAACGAAAAGGTATATTGGTTTTCACTCGTTTCTTGAAAGAAGCAGAACGTCTTACCTGGTCCATTCCCGGAACAGCCATCGTTTCAGGAGAAACACCGAAAAAAGAACGCGAACATATCCTTGAAGCGTTCAAGGCTGGAGAAATTCCGGTGGTGGCCAACGTAGGTGTACTTACTACCGGATTTGACTATCCTGAACTGGATACGATTGTCATGGCCCGTCCGACGATGTCTTTAGCTCTATGGTACCAGATAGTCGGTCGTGCCATCCGCCCGCATCCAAACAAGGAGGCTGGCTGGATCGTTGACCTTTGCGGGAATCTGAAACGATTTGGCGAAGTCAAGGATTTACGCCTGGTGGATAGCGGAAACGGCAAATGGGCCGTGTACTCCAATAGCAGACAGTTGACTAACGTAAGATTCTAAGATTATGGAAGGATATATAAAACTAAGCCGCAAGTTCTTCTCGAATGATATGTGGAATGAAGCCCGGACTTTTAGCAGTTGCGAAGCGTGGCTTGACTTGATTCAATCAGCACGATTTGAGGCAACGCCCCGTATGGAGAGTATCGGAGGTCGAGAAGTCTCTTATACAAGAGGACAATATCCTGCATCCATAAGATTCTTATCAAAGCGTTGGAAATGGTCTGAGAGGAAAGTACGGACATTTCTTGCCTTTCTGAGAAGAGAGAACATGATAACTCTTTCCAAGGAACAAGGAATGAATGTAATAACCTTTGTGAAATATATCGAATACAATGGAGATCCTACTGACACACCAAGTGACACAGCCACTGACACAGGTAGTGACACAAATATCATTCAGGAAATTAAAGAGTTACGTCTACAAGTGACACAGTTACTGACACAAGTAGTGACACAGCAAGTGGCACAACTTTCCGAAAATATAAGTAGAAACAATATAAATGACACAGCTATTAGCCAAAAAATCAATGAATTACAACGTAAAGTGACACACTATGTAATAGATGGAAAAACAATGCATACAAGTGACACAGCAAGTGACACAACTAATGACACAGATATTGCACAAATAATCAATGACTTACAAGTCCAAGTGACACAACTAATGACACAGCAAGTGACACAAAGCAAAATAAATAATAATATAAAAGAAACTACTACTAACGTAGTAGCAAAGAAAGACGCGGCTAAAGCCGCTACTCTCTCCCGGAAAGAATCCTTCTACCAGTCGTTAGTCCCTTATGTCGGCCAGTACCCGAAAGAAATGATTCGGGCTTTCTTCGATTACTGGAGCGAGCTTAACAAGTCAGAAACCAAGATGCGCTATGAACTGGAAAAGACCTGGGAGCTTCCAAGACGGCTGGCAACCTGGGCCAGTCGTGAGAAAGTGCCTTCGAAAACAGATGTGGGCATAGTTCTGAAGGATAATTCACCGGAAAAATACAAGAAAGGCTGGTAAACATGGAACAGATAAACTTTCAACAGACAATCGAACGGCTCAAAGATACGGGCTTCTCCCCTATTCCTAACGTCGTACAGGTAACCGTTCCGGATGCCAAAAGAGTTCTCTGGGCCGGTATCAGGTACTTCACTGGAGAAAATGCCAGATGGCTTCCTGAGTACGAAGAAGTGGCAGGCTGGCTGGCCGGCAATGAAGGTCGCGGACTTCTGTGTTTCGGCAACTGCGGACGCGGAAAGACCCTTATCTGCGGAAAGATTCTCCCTTTGGTTCTTAACCATTACTGCCGCAAGGTGGTAAGCTGCTACGATGCACAGCAGATGAATGCAGATTTAGACGCTGTGAAGCAAAAACACATCATCTACGTTGACGATATAGGAACAGAGAATCTTAGCGTCAAATACGGCGAAAAAAGGCTTGCATTCGCTGAGCTGGCAGACGAAGCCGAGAAGAAAGGAAAGCTTCTTATCCTGACCACCAATCTCACGATAGACGAGCTGAGAGAGAAATATGGGGAAAGAACCATTGACCGGCTGAGGGCGATAACGAAAACCGTCCTCTTCAGCGGTGAAAGTCTGAGAAAATGATATGAAAATCACAATCAACTGGGTAACTCGTGACTGGAACCTGATCAGGAGGTTACGTGAAAAATACCGTCTCCCACAATACATGAACGTGAACGGACTCACAGAAGCAGAGGTTGACGAAGAGACATTAAGCAATCTCCGCAAGGGTGAGCCAAAGTATTTAATCATCAGAAAAGTAGAGAAATGACAAGACAAGAATCAGAAAGAAAGCTCAATGAACTGAGAAAGAAGTATATCGCCTTGATTTCATCCATGAACTTTGCCAAAGCACAGAAAATCAAGAACAAGATTGACTCCCTTGAAAGAGAGGTGGAACCGCATTCCTTGGGAGAACTTCTTCAGGACTATACCCCGGAGTTCAAGGTAGAAATGCTTCGCAAGATGCACAAGCTGTTCATCTATTCAGACTTACTTGAGGGTGCGGCACTGGAGTTCCAGTCTGAACTTGAATCAAACGGAATAGATGCTCAGGTAGTTTTTCAGGTAAAGTGCGTACTGAAAGAACTGAGAAGCATAGTACGAATACCTGATGAAGAGAAAAACGCTTCACTGTCTGACAACTTTGCCGGGATGTGTGATGAAGCCGGACTTGTAGTGAGTAACATAATCAACAAATATCTTGCAAAATGATAACGGAAAATGACCCAATGCTTCCACGTAAAGTGGATTTGGAGAAGAACCCTTCTGGAACCGAACTGAAAATCGCCCAGCATCGGGAATTGGAGAAACATGGAAAGTATGTGGCTATCCCAGGCGACAAGACACGGACGCGAATTTTCGTCCGCAACGGTGAGGATGCGGAAAAGAAGATAGCCACATACTTAGAAAGAATCAACAACCGGCCTCAAAAATGGAACTGATATGGAAGACGTAAATAAAAAAATATTTATAGAATACGTATCCCACTTGTATAGTACCGATAAAAGCTATGAAGTTATTGGTAAAAGCATTAAAGCTGTAAAGTTATTCCTTGAAAGTGATTATCAGGTGAACCGTAAAGGATACAAGGCTTATATCAGAGAAAATGCAGTTGAATTATCTGATAAGCCATACATTAAAGATGCTCTATGTGGGTTCCTTAATTTTCTTGGTATTGGATATTCACGCACACGAAAGGAGAAATCAGTTAAACCTCTGGAGAAGCTAAGCGATGTTTCTGAAAAGAACATGAAACTGATGAATGAATTTGTGTATTACCTTACGCAGGATGAAGATTACTCTCCACACACTATTGAAATATATTCATTTTCAATTAAGAAATATTTCGAATACGCCAACGAGGTATCAGTTGACAATTACAAGCGTTTTGTACGGATGCTAGAGGATGAGGGATTGTCTCCCAGAACAATACGCCTACGTATTACCGCACTTGAACGTTTCAGCAAATGGATGAAGAAGCCGATAGAGTTGAAGCGCCCAAAGTTCAAGAAGGAGTTGAATACGGAGAATGTTCCGACAGAAGCCGAATACAACCGGCTGCTTGAGTATTTGAAAACTTGTCCTAACAGGGACAGGTACTTCTTCATCAAGATACTGGCTACAACCGGGGCTAGGGTAAGCGAGTTCTTCCAATTCAAGTGGGATGACATCATTTCCGGTGAAGTCACTCTAAAGGGAAAGGGAAACAAGTACCGGAGGTTCTTTTTCAGCAGGCAGTTACAGGCGGAAGTAAAAGCATACGTAAAGGAGAGTCACAAGACTGGATATGTCGCAGTAGGTAAGTGCGGAAGGCTGACACAGAGAAACTTGTGCCAGTCAATGAAAGACTGGGGCGATAAGTGCGGAATAGATAGAAGCAAAATGCATCCTCATGCTTTCCGACATTTCTTCGCAAAAATGTATCTGAAAAAAAACAATGACGTGGTACAGTTGGCTGACCTATTGGGACACGGAAGTATTGATACGACAAGAATTTATTTACAGAAAAGTTATGACGAACAGAAAAAAGAATTTAATCGAAGCGTTGTATGGTAGCTTCATGTTCATGGATAACCTTCCGGAATTGATAGACCGGGAAAACATTTACGATGAGACCGGACATGTGGATTTGGAGTTTATGACTGCAATCCTGCAATGGATGTCAAGGATGGCAGAAATAAGTGTGAAAGTACAGAAGTCGTTGAACCGTCTGTTGGGGTGTGACGAACTGGAGCAGAACAACAAGCGCAATAAAGATGATTCGGGAAGTAAATGGAGTGTGGAGGAAATCCTCATGCACTGCACGCTTGAGGACAATGTTTTAAAACTTCCTCAAGTACAATTTAATAAGAAGTCCTATGCTGAAGCAAAGAAATGGATTGAAGAAGCCGGAGGTAGTTGGATGGGCGGTAAGGTACAGGGATTTACATTTCCATTTAATGCTGAGAGAGTTTTCTCAATACTACACAAGGGTAAGAGGTGTAACCTTCAGCAGGACTTCCAGTTTTTTGCAACACCTCCCGAAGTTGCAGACTGGCTTGTAATGCTTGCAGGAGGTGTTCATGAGGATGAAAAGGTGCTGGAACCAAGTGCTGGTACTGGTTCTATCATAGATGCGATTCATCGAAGCTGTCCGGACGTAATTGTAGATTGCTATGAACTTATGCCGGAGAATAAGGAGATTTTAGCAAAAAAGGATAATATACGTATTCTTGGAGATGACTTCACGAAGTGTGATATTGCACAGTATGATAAGATTATAGCAAATCCACCATTCAGTAAAAATCAGGACATTCGGCATGTAAGGCGTATGTATGAGTGTTTAAATCCCGGCGGTGTCCTGGCTGCAATAACTGGTCCTCACTGGGAATTTGGAAGTGAATCTGAGTGTAAGGATTTTAGACAATGGCTGGAGGATAATGGAGGGAAGAAATTCGAGATTGAAGAAGGCACTTTCAAGGAAAGCGGAACTGGAACTAAAACTATAGCAATAGTAATTAATAAGTGAGATGGGAAAGTTAAAAGTGTATTATGGATGGGCAAAGATAGGTAAGATTCGCAAGAAACGTGCAATATCTGTCATGTTCGAGAATGATGCACAGGGTTGCAGAAGTGACCGTGGGCAAAGATGTCTAAGAACACTTCAAGACACCGTATTTGAACGGTACCAGACTGATGAAGAAGAAAAGGAAGGTAAACGTCAGAACCGGATATTTACTGAGTACAGCCTGTTCCTCGACGAGAAGCCTATCAATGGTAGCCTTGAAAGATGCTTGCTGATTAACAGAGAAGCTGACAAGAACAATGTTTCTAAGGACATGAGTGAAAGAATCTCAGAGGCGCTTAGAAATGCTTTCCTTTTTTCAAATCCTGAGTATAAAGAACCTTACTCACAACTTGAATTGAAATTTGAATGATATGGGAAAGCAGGAAAGTATGGATGACTGGTTCCAGATGGCTAAGGATTTGGCCAAAGCTGAAAGGGAACTGAAGATTGAGCAATGGGTTGAAGCCACTCTTTATTACGGATATGCAGATAAACAAGTAAGTCTTTATCACTACGACCTTCCCCGTGAAATGTATTTCCGCTACCAATGGGTGATTAGATGGAGGATGGCGAAATTTCAGTGTCAATATCCAAAACAGATTATTGGTATAAGTCTGTATCACTATGATAAGCGTTCAGGAGAATCGATGGGACTTAATAGTTGTCTGTCTAAGCTAATTTCTGTCAAAGCCCAGGTGACGAAAGCGGAACGGATGATGAAGAACTATATTGAGCAAAACCGTCAGAACAACATGTTCTTTGATGAGAATACGGACGAGGAGCTGGTTAAGTTCCGCGAGAAACTGGAGCGCAAGAAAATCGAGTGTGCGGAGTGTGAGAAACGGTTAGAATTATTAGTTGAAAGAAGGAGAAATAATCAATGAAAACGAAATTGTATTACCTGTTCCTGGCAGTCATGTGGTGGCTGCTGGGATAGGTGGAAAGGAGAAGGATATGAAACCAATATTGGATGCTTGCTGTGGTGGCAAGATGTTTTATTTCGACAAATCTGATGATAGGGTATTATTCCAAGATATTCGAAAAATAAAGACAACTCTTTGTGACGGTAGGATTTTTGAAGTAAACCCTGATGTTCAATGTGGTTTTACTAACATGCCATACGAAGATTGTACATTTTCTATGGTTGTATTTGACCCACCTCATTTAGTCTATAGCAGGGGAAAGAAATCTAAAATGGTTGATATGTATGGTTCCCTTAGCGAAAAAGCTATGCCGACTGGTTACCAGCAAATAAAATATGGAGCGTTATATTCCGATTGGAGAGATATGCTTTCAAAAGGCTTCAAGGAATGCTTTAGGGTCCTTAAATCAGGTGGATTTCTGATTTTCAAATGGAATGAAACGGACGTAAAGGTTTCTGAGGTTTTGAAATTGACATCTGAAAAGCCAATATTTGGTCACATATCAGGAAAACGCTCAAATACACATTGGATATGTTTTATGAAGAATTAATTATGGGAAAACTGAAGGTCTATTATGGATGGACAAAAAATATGTCCTATCATTTTGTGTAAATGATAATTATTAGTTAAAACTATAATGAGTTCATTAATTCATCATTATATGAGTTGTAATTGTAGTATGATTTTATTAAAGTGTTAACTATAGGCTTGCATATAAAATCAAATCCAAAGGCTCTTAAGAAAATAAAAAAAGTATAGTTATATATTTTGATATATTTGAGAGTATATTTGATTTCTTTTAAAATTCGTTCATTTCTAGTATCTTGTCCCCATTGTGAATATAAGTCACAAAGAATCCTTCTTGTGAGTTCAAAGTATTCTGGGAAATGTCTTAATTCAAAACATGTGGCAATCTGTCTATCAAGCATAATTTTTCCAGTTTCTTTATCCGGTTCTACTAAATCTTTAATTAATAGATGATACGTATTAAATCTCAAATCTCTTTGCTTAAGATTTTTTTCTGAAATAAATTTATACATTGGGACTATGATACCCAATAAAGTGATTATAAGACCTGCTATTTTAAGCAGAAATTCATTTGTAAACGATTCCATATTATTTAATAGTATTTTTTGTAAAAAAAGAAATAATATTTTAAATATGCAAGCAATATCCATCAAACAGCCGTGGGCAAGCCTAATCGCTCACGGTATCAAAGACATTGAAAACCGGACTTGGAAGTGTCCTCAGAAGTACATCGGCCAAAGGGTACTGATTCATGCTGCATCGAGTAAACCAGAATTTAGATACAGCTTTTTGCAATATGATATAATCAGACGGAAATCACAATCTTTGATTTTTAACTGTACGTATGACGGATTCCCCAAAGGTGCTATCATCGGCAGCGTGGTTATAACCGATTGTGTACAGAACCATCCTTCAGTCTGGGCTGAGAAAGGTTGTTGGAACTGGGTGCTGAAGGATGCGGTTCTGTTTGACAAGCCTGTTCTGAATGTGAAAGGGAAACTTAGTTTTTGGGAGTTCTCTTGTCTTTAACAAAAAAACCGATGATTGCTTTTATTATTAGCAATGTCATAAATCCTAAGCCAGTTCCTCGTGCGATATTGAATATGCAAAAAAGGTGAGATTTATCTATAAGTGTTGATGCAACTTCTAATAATGTTGAACAGTTCGCTAATGAGAAAATACAAAAGAACCATTTATAATTATCTTCCATCATAAAAGAACAAATATCTCTACAACCTTTAAAGATGAAGAATATACCTAATATACTAATGATAATGGAATAAAAGGTTGTAGTGTATGCGATAGAAAGTGAACATGGTATTATGATTTGTTGATACCATAAATATGTTTTAAACTCTTCTATTCCGACAAAGCATAACATGTATATTGTTAAAGCGTTTGCAATTATTGTTATGATGATTGATTTTTCATTTTCTTTTAAAGAAGATAGAAATTGTGCTATAGCTTCCATGTGTTAAGTATTTTGCGTTTCTGTAATATTACAAGAACCATGACAAATAATCCACTGATAGTCCTTGTCAGTGCTTTGTGAATACCCGGTCACCGCCACAAAACAGTTACCGGGTATTCACAAAGCACTAATATAAGATGACCTTTAATGTATTGGTTAATAGTTAAATTCCATTTTTTTGATTTCAAAAGATGGGTCTTTTTGATTGACAAGATCTAAATCTCTATAATATTCTTTATCCAAATTATATGATATGGCATCATTACTTTGCACTTTACCTCTTTTATATGTTAAAACCAGTTGTTGAGACTTACTACGTTTAAAGAATCTACAAAGAGAGCAACCAATAAGCTCAAAATCTTCATCTATTACACTAGGTCTAATAGCAACATTTATACCCATTCCATCTTTTCCAAGTTTAGAACTAGGATACATTACACCGTCTATTTGAGGGAAAGAATCAAGTAATTTCTTTGTAAATTCTGCTGTGTATGAATAACATTCTTTCTCTTCATCTGGGTTTGTTGGCACAAATGCAAATTTTTGAGAAAGTTCTTTCAAAAGAATAATGTCATCATCATTGAGATTATATTCTTGAATTAAATGTTTCCACATTTCAAAATACCAAACAAAATCAACTGGTGGATTTTCATAACTATCAAAAATAGGAATGACAAAAAGATTTATATCACGCTTATTTCTCCAGGCAGAATAGGTTAAATCTCTAATTCCAATATAATTATCATCACTGACTCCTTTATGCGTTTCAAGTAAACAAGTTAATCGTGGTACACCGTCATCTTTCAGGCTTTCGGAAAAAATAGCTCCATAAAACATTGGCTCATTTTTGAAATTAGCCCTCATTAAACTAGTGTTTTTTGCAGGGGCATATGAGACTTCTGACTTGTGACGAAATAAATCATTCTCCTTATTATGCAGTCTTACTCTAATGACCTTACTCCCTTTCTTTAGGACTCTTATTAATAAAGGATTATTGACTATTCTATCAAAATCTTTCATACATACAACAAATTATCTATTGAACAGAAAAAGGGAGCCAGCCCACACGAATAGAAGCCAACTCCCCCACACGATTATGATGCAAATATAAGAATTTCCAACTAAATAAATCGTGCTATGACAAAAGAATTTTCATCAATCGTGGAGTTGAAATCAATACGTGAACAGAAATCAAGATTATCAGAACGTGAGCAGGAGTTATCCTCCCCTATCCTGACTGATTTTACTCTCATCCCGGAGATTTATGAGTGGTTCAGAGAGATACTTTCCGGGGCAGATTGTCCGCCCAATCCGGAAAGTGTTACCCAGCGAAAGAAGTTCCTCTTTATCGTGTTGTTCTTGTTCGCCCCTAGTGTGCTTGCCGGCGGACGGCTACCGAACGGTATCCGGGCAGAAATTTCCGGCGTGTTCCCAGATGTGTCCCCGTGTGTAATATCAAACAATATCGCTGATGTTTCCTTTATCTACCAGCAGTATAAGGATTTCCGGCAAGATATAGAGTATCTTTACAACCAGATTTTAGAAAGATTGAAGGTCAAAGGACTAATCAAGTAGAAGTGGAATGATATTACTACCTCCAAGATGTAAAATACAATTTTTCGAAATAATTATATACAACTTTCAAGAAAAATTATATATCTTTGCTGGAGAAAAAATCTCTGCTGCAACAGAGATTTCTTCAAGTCCAGTGGTGGACATAATTTTTTTATTAATTAATGAATTGCAAATTTACAGAAAAACAAAAGAGGAAGCGTATAATTAGCGCAAAAGAATGTGAAATTGAACTAGGTTCAATTCTCACAAAACTGTTTGAAGCATACGGAGATGCAGTAAAACAGTATAATAAAGAGATAGTGCTAACTCCTCCAGAAGCTCGTATGAGAGGATTTGAAGCACACTTGTTGAATGTCAAAATAGTACAATCAATACAGAAGTATTTTAGTAGAGATTGGAAAACTGGAAAGTATGGTAGATTCATGCTTTATGTGAAGGGATATATAATTCTGTTCAAGAAATTGGATAAGAATGATATGCCGATGAACATACGTACAAAAATGACTGATTCGATAGAGAACCAATTGCAAGGGAGATTGTTTCAGGACGACGAGGACCCAACAGCTCCTATTTTGTTTTTTGGTTACAAAAAGAATCAATTTGGTGAATTAGTTGACCCAAAGCTGGTTTATATAGATGAAAACAAGGTTAAATGGGCTATAAACAAACCTGCTACAGAAGGTCTGAAACCGACAGTTGTTTTGAAACCGTCTGTTCCTGCAGCATCTGTATCACTGAAAGGTGCTAATAAAGCCAAAACAGCCGAGAATAAATAACATAAATTATTAACCCGTCTGCCACTGGATGTTTTTATAGTAATAATATTTAAGACCACAGTCTTAAATTGGAAATTAAACATACGATTATGAATTTCAATTATAAGCAGCTAACATTTGTCAGGGAATATCGTGGCTATTCACAAACAGAATTAGCATCAAAAATTCCGGGCTTATCGCAATCCAATTTGTCTAAATTTGAAAAAGGATTGGGAATATTATCTGCTGATGTTGTGAAACGGATTATTGACTTTTTGGGCTTTCCTGAAGAATTCTACAATGTAAAGATAGGTAATAATGTCGATAATGCCCACTATAGAAGAAGAAGCGGAATCAGTAAAAAGGATCGTTGTCACATCGATTACTCAAATAAAATTATTGGATATTTAGTAGATGAAATGTCTGATTCTATTGAGTTCCCTGAAATGAATCTAAGATTTATTGACCTTGAAGAAGGTTATACTCCTGAGTCTGCAGCGAAATTTACACGTAGATATATGGGAATTCCGGATTCAGAACCGGTAAAGGACATCTGTACTTTATTGGAAAAATATGGCGTTATTATAGTAGAAAAAGACTATGACGAAGATATTTTTGATGGAGTGTCATTCACAACTGATAAAGGAGCATTTGTATTAGTATTAAATAAGAATTTTAGCAATGACCATAAAAGATTGACAATAGCACATGAATTAGGACATATTATCATGCATTTGTCTCCTAACTATCCAATTCCAGATTATAGAGACAAAGAGAATGAGGCTTTTAGATTTGCTGCAGAATTTTTAATGCCTTCCGAGTCTATCAAGCCGTCTCTTAGAAATTTACGTTTGAACTATTTGGCTCCATTGAAAGAATATTGGCTTACATCAATGGCTTCAATTATTAGAAGGGCCAAAGAATTAGCATGTATAGATGAAAATAAATATAAGTATTTCTATATAGAACTTAGCAGAAGAGGTTATACTAAGCATGAACCTATAAATGTAGATATAGATGAGCCATCTGTTTTCTATGAGGCCTATTCTTTATTTAAAACAGAACTTGGATATACAATGAATGATTTGTCTAAAGCTTTTAAACTTCCTATTGATATAATTCAAGATTTCTGTGAAAAGGATAAAAAAATGTTTCGATTAAAAATTGTAAGATAATAGAAAAGCCGGGACGCTATGTTTCCGGCTTTTCGTCAATAATATACAGAATGGTAATCATCAAACTGTAACACTCAAAATAGCTATGTTATAATAGCTTATTTGGTTCCATCCCTATAAAATCAGTTAGTACAGAATGCCAATATGATACATTAGCTCTGCTAGGATGGTAAATTCTTATGCATTTTATCTCATTCTCATTGTCTATAAGATACTTGCCATTATAATAATCTGTACCATCCTCCCAATTTGTGTTAGGCAAATGATTATAAGCTCTATTCCCCCATACAATCAGTAAATTGGGCTTCAGTTCTTTAATTACATTATAGAAAAGAGGAGTGGAAAGAGCATAATCATCATTAGAATATAACACATTTGATGCCTCCTCTATGTATGCAGTTTGAAGAAAATTATAGAAAGATATGCTATTCCATAATTTTAGGCTTTCTTCCATTGTTACATTTTCTTTCCCATAGAAAATTTTGTCAAAGGGGTAAAATGTTTTAGTCATCCACCCTTGCTTCTCGCCGATGTCTTTTCTAAAATCAATATATGATTTCACTATCCTTTGTGTAAAATTGCTGCAATCTTCCATTTCCTCAAAAGAGCAATTTCCATAGACACCACATCTATCACATCCACCACAATAATGGCTGTCACCAATAACAAGAATCTTATAGTTCTTTTGTTGGTACTCACTTCCGATCCAAGGCTTGAAAAAAGTATCCATACAGTAATAGTTTTAGTAATTTTACAAAGGTCTTTCTTAGTTATGATATGAAAGCCGGAGCGTTATGCTTCCGGCTTTAGTTTTATGCTTCATATCCCTCATAATAGTAAGATTGAGTAATCCCCTTGAATATTACTTCACGGTCATCTACTTGGTCTGTTAATGCCTGTTGCAACAATACCCGGAGTTCCAAATCATTTATAGGGCTGCGTTCCATAGCTTGTAGATACAGGTTTTTATCCACATTGCGCCAGTCTATTACTTTTTTCAGACGTTTTTTCAATATCATATCCAGCCAAATACGGGTGGCTCGCCCGTTGCCTTCCATAAATGGATGGGCGATATTCATTTCCACATATTTGGCAATGATTTCATCAAATGTCGTTTCCGGCATCTTCTCTATAACCGGGAGAATTGCATCAAGATACAAGCAGTTGGCAAAACGGAAGTTTCCTTTGGCGATGTTCAATGTACGTACCTTTCCGGCAAAGTCATACAAGCCATCGAACAAGTAGCGGTGAATCTCGCACAATCCTTTCACCGTTCCTACTCCAATTTTATCTATATCACCTGTTTCAAATAAGGCATGGGCTTTTTCAAGGCTTAATTTGTCTATTTCGTTTGTTGTCATGGTTATTTTCCTTTCTCTATTTTGATTCTTAGAGGATAAAGCCCCGAACCATAAGGAACGGGGCTGGAATAATCGTGTTTAAATATTTGATGTTGCACCACTAACACTATCAGTTTCTTCCTGTTCATTTTTTGAACTAACAGCTTCTTCAATTAACCCATTTACTTTTTTAGTATATTCATCATCAGGGTCTTCTTTATATATAATTTTAGTTACTCTTTTATCAACAATATAAATATAATCGCCTAAATCAAAATTACCACCTTTGGTTTTACATCTAAATCTATGTTTAACCCTCCATCCGCAAAATTCAGGTTTAAAGCCAACAGAAGCATTTCTTATTGAATCTGTATAACCATTTACAATACTCATTTTTGATTTAACTTCATCTAAATGTTCTCTCATTTCATTGTATGCTTCTTCATACTTGCCCCTCCCATAAGATGAATAGCTATCTCTCCATATTTCTGCTGTTCTTTGCGCATCTTTTACTTTATCAAGTCCTTCTTGTACGTCATCGAGAAATGAGCGTGCTATATAAGCATAAGATTTGATTACTGAATCTGTATATATAGATGTAAATGCACTATCTATTTTAGTTTCAACAGGTTCATAACTCTCAAAATCATAAAGGGTTTTGAACATTTCTTGTTTTATAAGTTCTGCTACCTTTTCTTCGCGAGATTTACAGCCCACAAGTAAAAACGTGGGCAATAAAATAAATAGTATTTTTCTCATAATTCTAAATTTAAAATTAAACATTCGGATTCAATTTTATCTCCTTACCGCAGTGAGGACAGTGTATAACTCCCTCTTTGGGTTTATCAAAGAGTTCTGTTACTGGCACACCTAAAGCGGTGGCAATCTGTTCTAATCTCTTTAATGGTGGGTTTCCATTATCTCCCATAGCGATACTTAACCCAGTTTCAGTCATACCGATTTTAGAAGCCAGTTCTTTTGCGGTAATTCCTTTTTCTCGCAACAATTCTTTAATTCTCATTTAAATTTAGTTTTATAGCACAAAAATATCTACTATTTAAATAATAAGCAAATAATTTAAATATCAATTTTATATTTAGATTTTATTAACTATGAAAGCTTGTTCTATAATTTAAATATCAATTATATTTGCAGCATAAAATTTAAACAGCATTTAAAGAACTAATAAATATAAGAACTATGGCAACAGAAAAGAGAAACCTATTAAAAGAGATTATGAACCTTGCTTGGTCATTTGTACGCAAGAACGGTTATTCAATGAGTGAAGCATTGAAATGCGCTTGGACTAATATCAAACTTCGTGCATTGCTTCATAAGAAGGTGGTTGAGTTCTATTTCAAGAAAACAGACGGCACACTGCGTCAGGCTTTCGGTACTTTAATGAGTGGCAGAATACCAGAGACAAAGGGTACAAAGAAAACAGCAGATAACTGCCAGGTGTATTTCGATTGTGAAAAAGAAGAATGGCGTTGTTTCAAAAAATGCAACCTTATAAAGATAGCTTAGTATTAACATTTAAAAGAATATGACTTATGAGAATTATAGACTTTAATCCTGAATTGCACAAGATAACATTTACTAACAAACAAGAAACAGTAATAACTGAATCAAACATTATGTTATTAAAACGAATGTTCAACAACCCCGAAAAATACCAGTATTACATGAAAACACTTTGGCTGTTGCGTTCTCTGAGTGAAAAGAAATGTTGTAAAGATGGCATGATAGACTCTAATGATGAAGTTTACCCGATATTTAGGCTTGCAAATGAACTTATTGGTAGTCTGCTACGAGAAGACACCTTTTTTGACTGCGAAGGTAATCTTATGCAAGGCTTTAATCCAAACATGATGAAAACTGCAATGTAAATCCCTCACACGATTATTTTGAAACAATCAGCCAAATGTTTGTTCTGATTACGGCAATTTTTAGGATAAACATTTGGCGGTTGGTAATTTTGCCATAGAATGAAATGCGCTTCGTGGCAGTTGCGCTGCAAAGATATTCAAGGCATTTCTTTCAAGGGGTAAACTGCCACTTTAGACCTCTTTTAAGATTTGCCTTTTTATATGTCAGGCGTGACAGGTCAAGGCAAGACATTCAGGTGTGCATGGGTTCAAATCCCAGCTTGCTACTACGGTCAAAATAAAATCCTCATTGATGAATTGACCGGCCATCAATGAGGATATGTTTAATTCAGGTTTTACAGCGTATGAACAAAGAAACCATAAATGAATCCCAATTCATACGGTACAAAGATAAGCAAATTTCTTATTGTACCTACAATGGCAGGATATATATTTCTTGCAAGGGGCTTAATTCTGATGTCGGGATAAGCATAAGCGAATGGAAATCAAAGAACATGTTGCAAATAAAAACGTATGCAGCCGAAAACGGATTGAAACTAAGAGAAATCATGTATTTCGGCCAGTATCTAGAAATCGGGATAGCTTTGATGTATTTCGCAAACAATAAAGAATTGACAGAGTGTGTAAAGAGTCAGATTGGTAACTTAAATTCAAAAAATATGAATGAGATACAGGTTTTACAGAGAACAACTTTATTAGGTAAAGAACTTACCGTTTACGGCAATGCAGAGAATCCGTTGTTTCTTGCTAAAGATGTAGCAGAGTGGATTGAATACGATGTAAGCAGCCTTAATAAACTCGTAAATACAGTAGACGAAGATGAAAGGCTGGTCGGAACATTATTCCGGTCAGGTCAGAACCGTCAAGTCTGGATGCTGACAGAGAGCGGTTTATATGAAGTCCTGATGCAAAGCCGCAAGCCAATAGCCAAACAGTTCAAGAAAGGCGTAAAAGCCATACTGAAAGAAATCCGAACTAAAGGCGGTTATATGGCAGTAAAATCGGATGATACGCCAGAAGAAATCATGGCAAAAGCCATCCTGTTAGCAAACTCAACCATCGAAAGGCAGAAAGAACGAATATCTGTACTTGAAACCGAAAAGAATCTGGTAGAAGAACAGAACAGACTGATGGCGCCAAAAGCTGCCTACTTCGACAATGTCCTTCAAAGCGAAGGATTGATAACAACAAATATCATAGCCAACGAACTTGGCATGAGTGCCAAAAAGCTGTACAAGATATTAAAAGATTTAGGCGTATTGTACAACCAGAATGGGGTTTACATGCTTTATGCCAAATACAGGGGATTAGGTTATGACAAGTACAGGACACACACCTATACAAGTGATACCACTGGTATGCAGGTTGCAAAGCAATACTTGTGTTGGACGCAACTTGGTAGAAAGTTTATACTTGATTTAGTAAACAGTAAATCGGCAGCTTAAAAACCGTTCATACACACGTCATTAAGTTGGCGTGTGTATAAAATGAAACAATTGGCATATTGTTTCGTATGTACTAGCAATTTATTCTGTTTTGAGGTAAGTATATACTATTTTTGAATAGTAAAATATTAATAATCAAATGAAAACAATCAAATATAATGGCCAAGAAGTAGAAGCCTACTCGCTGATAATGACGAAGGCTAATGCTTTGGATATTCTCAATGGCAAGAAAGTTATAGAAGCTCGTAAGCTAAGTTCTAAATACGAAAAGATGTTTACAAATTTCAAGCAACTTGAAGAAAACGAGAGATTGAGAAAAGAAGGACGTGAAAATGAGTGCCAGCCTATTCTGCGTACTGATATAGAAGCAATTCATTTTTATAGCACAGGTGCCCCGTGGTTTCTTGATGTGGCGATAGATGAAATCGGTATTGGCGAGGTTACTGAAGAAGGTATAAAGTTCATGCAAGAAGAATTTGGCTTTCATGAGTTTGATGAGCAGTTAGAAGAGTTCAAGAAGAATCCACCCGAAGAAACGCCGTTATTCTACTACTTGCATATTTGTGAAATAATCAATCATGATGGATTGAAATAAAAAAGGTCAAGCCGCTTTATGCGGCTTTGTCTGCATATAGGTAAAAGATTGTGTAACTTAAAAAAGTGATTATGGCAGAAGTTTATGCAACAGCTTCAGACGGTAGAACGTACCGAACAAGAGCTGATTATGAAGCTGGACGTTTTCAATCAATGGGCACAAACGCTGCTCAGAGAGCGAGAATCAACAGAGCAGTTGGCGGTAGAGTTGTTTAATCATGAAGAAGGCTATAAGCATAATTAAACAAGTCTCAGAGCTGACAGATAGGGTTATATTGTTTCACTCAGCATCGGGTAAGGACAGTATAGCCCTTTTAGATCTTATGCACCCCTATTTCAAAGAGATAGTATGTGTTTACATGTATGTAGTCAAGGACTTGCAGCATATTAACAGATACATCAACTACACCTGCAAGAAATATGGTAATGTGAAGTTCATACAAGTGCCTCACTTTGCGGTATATTCATATCGTAAGAGTGGTTACATGGGTTGTATAAAGAACGAAAAGCAGAGGCAGTACAGTATGGCGCAGCTTACAGAGATAGTCAGAGAAAAATATCATATAGACTGGGCATTTTTCGGGTTCAAACAATCCGACTCAATGAACAGACGGTTGATGCTAAGGACGTACAAAAATGAAGCTATCAATGAAGCGCAAAAGAAATGTTATCCCCTATCAGCTTACAAGAATGTTGATATTCTGAACTATATCGAAAAGAAAAGTCTTATAAAGCCGGAGAAATACGGTAACAGCCAGTCGGCAGGAACGAATATAAGCGATATGAACTATCTTTTGTGGCTCAGAAGTAATTTCCCGGCAGACTTGAAAAAGGTTATAGAGGAATACCCTATGGTAGAACGATTGTTGTTTGAGCATGATTATGAAGGAACTGAAACAAAGTGAGACAAGAATAATAAAACGTTCGCAGATAAATCTGAATCCGATAAACCCTAAGAGGCATTCGGATGAACGTATTAGATTGCAAAAGAAAAACCTGCAAAAAGTCGGTTTTCTTGGTGGTATTGTATGGAATGAATTAAGCGGAAACCTAATAGATGGGCACAGGCGTATCAAGGCTATGGATATGTATTACAAATACGATGGTACTTCTGATACAGACTATAAGGTAAAAGTGGAGGTTGTGAACCTTGACGAAAAAAAAGAAAAGGAACAGCTTACTTATATGGCAGTAGGAAACACCAAGCCTGATTTAGATTTGCTCGCGAGTTATTTGCCTGATATAGACTATTCCGAAGTCGGGTTGAGTCCTGATGAGTTGAATGATATACTTGCGATAAGTGAAGTTGATGCCAATTCCTTATCAGAGTCATTAGATGACTTGTTATTGCCAACAGACTTCGATGGTATAAAAAATCCTATTCCTGAAGATGCTGCACTGCCATATGAAGAGAAGAAAGAACACATGAAAGCGGTAAAGCAACAAGTAAAAGAATCTGCATTTCAGCACAGGCAGGATGAAGATGCTTATATAATACTTTCATTTTCTTCTTTTGAGACAAAATCAGATTTTTGTGATTTGTTGGGTATCAGTACGGATGAAAAATTTGCCAAAGGAGAAGAGGTTTTGAAATTGATTGAGTAATCAAAATAAACAGATACGCGCGCATGGGAAAGAAGCCAGACATATCGAAATTCAGAGAGGTCCTTCATAAAACAGGTGGAAATCTCTCTAAAGTTGCTGCTGTATTCAATGTAACCCGAAAAACCGTGTATGATTGGGCCAGAACAGACTGCCAGTTCAAAGATGCTATCACCGACGAAAGAGGTTCTCTGGTAGATGAATGCCTTGTATCTGCACGTGTACTTGCGCTTGGTATCCCTGAGAAAGATGAAAATGGGAACTTTATCGGATGGCGTGAACGTCCAGATGGGTATATGATTCGCTATTTACTTTCCACATTAGGAAGAAAAGAAGGTTTTGGAGACCGAGAAGACGAAGATGCAGATATTCCAAAGGATATTGACCACGGAATTTCTATTGACTCATGGATTAAAGACAAACTGAAATGATTGTACCCCAAGCGATATATCATCCGCTATATACCGATAGCGAGAAGTTTATCATTCTCATTACCGGTGGCCGTGGCTCGGGGAAGTCTTTCAACGCTTCTACCTTCATTGAGCGTCTGACATTCGAAATGACTCCCACAGAGAAGATAGTCCACCAGATTCTTTATACCCGTTACACGATGGTATCTGCCGGGATGTCTATCATTCCAGAGATGATGGAAAAGATAGATTTGGATGGAACCACGAAGTATTTCAAGACCACCAAAACCGATATAGTAAACCGGATGACCGGCAGCCGTATCATGTTCCGTGGTATCAAGACTTCTTCCGGAAATCAGACGGCAAAGTTGAAATCAATTCAGGGTATCACCACCTTTGTCTGCGATGAAGCGGAGGAATGGACTAGTGAGGAAGAGTTTGACAAGATTATGCTCTCCATCCGTAAGAAGGGAATCCAGAACCGGATTATCATCATCATGAATCCATGCGATTCGAACCACTTCATCTACAAGAAATACATAGAGAATACTCACCGGCTGGTGGAGATTGACGGCGTTCAGGTGCAAATTTCCACCCATCCGAATGTACTTCATATCCATACGACTTACTTCGACAATATAGAGAACCTTTCTCCTGAGTTCCTGAGAGAAGTCAAGGAAATGAAAGAGAAGAATCCGGAGAAGTACGCTCATGTGGTTATCGGTCAATGGGCGGACGTGGCCGAAGGTGCCGTGTTCAAGAAATGGGGTATTGTGGACGAGTTCCCCATGTGGTGCAAGAAAGTGGCTATTGGACAGGACTTTGGTTATACCAATGACCCATCGGCTTCTATCCGGTGTGGAATCATTGACAATGCGCTTTATCTGGATGAAGTGGATTATAGAACCGGATTATTATCTGGGGATATTATAAAGACGCTACGCCCGTGGAATTTGAGAGTGATTGCCGACAGTGCAGACCCGCGACTCATTCAGGAGATTCATAACGGAGGGATTAAAATATACGCGGTAGAGAAAGGGCAAGGTTCTGTCAATGCCGGTATTGACAAGATGCAGGGAATGGAAATATTCATCACCAAGCGTTCTTATAACCTGCAAAGGGAGTTCAGAAACTATGTCTGGGCAAAGGATAAGGACGGAAACTACATCAACGAGCCGGAAGACCACGATAATCATGGCATAGATGCTGCACGCTACTATGTGCTGGGAGAACTTCTCGGTAGAATTATGAAACCTAAAGACGTTTCAGGAATATTTGGACATTAAACTTTGAGATATGACTATAGAAGAAATTTTAGCTATGCCGGAAGTAGAGAGAAAAATCTACTATCTGAAGAAAGGACGAAAGACTGAGCAACCAAACGCTCACGCTCTTTACAACGACTGGAATCCGAACAAGCACGAGATAGTGATAGATGAAGAGAAATACCCGAAAATCAAAATCACGACCCAGCCTGAGAAACGGATTACAGACCCGACAACCGGGAAAGAATATATTGAGCCGGCAGTAAGGAAAGAAGTTGAACCGAACAGGATTTCGCTTCCTCTCGAGCAGGACATCGTGAATATTCAGACAGCCTTCACCGTGGGAACAGAACCGGTCCTTGATTGCCAGCCGGACCAGTCGGAGGAGAACCTTCTTTCCACATTAAAGCAGGTATTCAAGAAAAACAAGCTGAAATATCAGAACAAAAAGGTGGTCAGGGCATGGCTGGCCGAGCAGGAAGTGGCCGAATACTGGTATGTGGTGAAGGATGACGGCTTCTGGGCAAAGCTTAAGCGAAAGATTTCAGGAATCTTCGGAAAGTCAAAGCCTGAGTACCGTCTGAAGAGTGCTATCTGGTCTCCGTTCCGTGGCGACAAGCTCTACCCTTTCTTCAATGACCAGGGGGATTTGGTGGCCCTATCCCGTGAATATAAGAAAAAAGACCTGAACGACGTGGAGATTACCTGTTTCATGACCATTACCAAAGACATGGTTTATCAGTGGGAACTGACAAGCAATTGGACTGACAAAGGCTCATTTGCTCATGGATTCAAGAAGATGCCGGTGATTTATATGTACCGTCCGGAAGCGTACTGTGAAAAGATAAAGAGTCTCCGTGTAAGACTGGAGAAACTTCTTTCAAACTATGCAGATTGTATCGACTACCACTTCTTCCCTATTCTCATGCTTTTTGGTAACGTGGAGAATTTCTCAGGTGAGTTCAAGAACCGTGTGGTCGAGCTGACCGGGCAGGGAGCAAATGCCCGGTACCTTACCTGGTCACAGGTACCCGATACGGTAAAATTCGAGGTGGAGACGCTGTTAAGCCAGATATACGGACTGACCAATACCCCCAGAATCTCTTTTGACTCCCTGAAAGGTACAGGTAACGCCGTTTCCGGTGTGACTTTCGACTATGTGTTTATGTCCACCCACCTGAATGTGGAGAACCTGAACGAAACTGTCGGCGAGTTCATGCAACGACGTGTAAATTTCCTTGTCTCCGCGTTGGGTTCCGTGAATTCCACCCTTGAAGAAGCCTCCGAAACCATCGATGTGGATGTGCAGATGCAGCCGTATAAGCTGGAGGACATCAAAGACAAGATAGACACAGCTATCAAGGCCAAGGACGGTGAAATCTGGTCGCAACAGCGGGCCATCACCTTCGTGGGGAACGTGGATGCAGTTCTGGATGAGATTGAAGCCATCAAGGAAGAGCAATCTGAGAAACAGAAGAACGACATTGAGAAACAGAAACAGCTTTCCTCTCTTAAAAGTTCCAGCAGCAAATCTGAAGAATAGAACAATCCAGTCAGAAAAATTACGAGGTTTATACAAAACAGACGAATGGGAATCTAAAATATTTACCAATTGAGTAGCGGTATCTTTCGAGGTATCGCTATTTTCTTTATCATAGTAAAAACATGAATACTTCTTTGCAATTATTCGTTATTTTACTATATTTGCATCGTAATTAAGTCTTAAACGCTATGAGCTACAAATCAGTTAAAGACGTTGTAACGCTGCTTACTGAAAATGGCTTTTGGTTCGTGAGGCAGAAAGGCAGTCACATGGTTTACACTGATGGTAGCCATGTAGTGATTGTCCCCGACCACGGCAAGAAAGGCGTTGAGAAAGGCACTTATTACAACATTCTGAGGCAAGCGGGGCTAAAATAGCCCCCGCCTCTTTTGTTTAACGATAAAAAGGAGGTCAGTATGAAAACCGTAGAAGTGATTGTAGAACATGCTGGAAATAATCTTAGTGCTTACATTGAAGGTGCTCCGGTGATAACGGTTGGCAACGATGTGAAGGAAATCGAGAAGAACATGAAGGAAGCTGTTGAACTATACCTGGAGTCATGCAAGGAGATGAACATCGCTCCAGTGGAAATTTTGCAGGGAGAGTTCACATTGAAGTTCAAGATAGATGCTGCCACTTTCATCAACTATTACAGCAGTATCTTTACTAAAGCTGCTTTGAGCCGGATAACTGGAATTAATGAGCGTCAGTTGTGGCATTATGCGGCTGGAGTACACAAACCCCGTAAACAGCAGTTGGAGAAGATTCAGAAAGGTATTAACGCGCTGACAGAGGAACTGGCAGCTATAAATTTGTTATGATTATTAATTAAATATAATGGAGGATAGTACAATGAAAGCAAAAGATGTAAATCCAAGTAATTTTAAGGTTGAGAATGTTGTATTTGAAAATGATGATTTTTCTATAGCGATAGGTATTTGGGAAAATGGGGAAAGAAGAATGGCAATGAGATGGAATGGCTATGGAGATGATCCCGGATACCCAAAATTATTTAAAAATCCAGTCTGGTTCATGGTTGATGACTCTTTAATTTTACCTTTCCTGAATGCTTTGAGGAACGTAAAAGATTCTGACAAAAAAGAAATAGAAGCAGCTATATTGAAATTTTAAAAGTATAATTGAATGATGTTCCAGCGTGATTACCCTAGTAGTCACGCTTTCTTTTTGTCTAAAAACGAACATTCCCCTAATTGTTTCGTATCGTTAGCCTTAAAATTTCCCCTTCCCTTTCTCTATAAGTAAATTTACCGTATGAAATTATTAATCAAACTCATACGGTATGACAATCTTTGAACAAATCTTGGCAGGACTGCAACAGAAATTCGCTGGGGTGGACACTGCCACACTCACCCGTATCGCCACAAAGAAGGCAGAGGGTGTAACGGACGAAACGAAGGTGACCTCCATCGTTGAGGGTATCTCATTTCAGGACGTGATGCAAAACTATGGTGATTTCCGTGCAGGACAGGCGCAGACTTCCGCTGTTTCAAACTACGAGAAGAAGCATGGACTGAAAGACGGAAAACCAATCGAGAATCCGAAACCAGAACCACCGAAACCAAACGACCCTCCAAAGCCGCAGGAGACAGACATCGCAAAGATGATTGCCGATGGCATTGCCGCCGGTATCAAGCCGTTTGCCGACAAGCTGGCCAAAATGGAGGAAAATGAAGCGCAGGCGCAGCGCAATTCTCAGATTTCAGCAGTGGCGAAGAAGTACGGTATTCCCGAATTTATGCTGAAAGACCGCAACATTCCTGAGAACACGGACTTGGATACTTATTTCAAGGACATGAAGCAGGATATGTCTAACAACGGGTTTCAGTTCTCCAAAGCTCCTGAGACTGCCGAACAGAAGCAGGAGAAAGAAGCGAGTGAGTTCGCCAAAATGATTGAGGCGGACACAAAATCTATTGTCGAACAACAAAACAAGTAATTTATGTCAGCAGGATACAAGTATTACATGGAGCCTGAACCGTCCATCGAGGAACGCTATGATGTTTCTACCGGAGTAAGACGCAGAGGGCCTTACAAGCTGGATACGACCAACCTTGTTGCTGGTTCATTTCTTCCATCCTTCACTCCCATTGCCGCCGACTTAGTAAAGAAAACCGCTCAGGTGGCCATCCGTGTAGAAGTCTATGAAAAGTTTACCACCGGTTCCAATACCACTTTGAAGATCAAGAAAAACTCTTTGGCTTATGTGGGTATGCATCTGGGTAATGGTTCTCATGGAGCTACCATCAACAGTATTGACAAATCAGACAAAGCTTTCGATAAGTTGACACTGGCTGCCGACTTTGGCGAAACAGTGGAAGTTGGTACTGTACTCTATGAAGCTACAGCTGTAAGCGGTACTACTCCAAAGGTAGTTGCTAACTCAGCTTTGTACGGAAGAGTACAAGTAGAAGAAGGCGTTGTATTAGTTGCTCTTTTGATGCGAGCATTTGAAATTGAGCCTACCAAATTGGCTATGCCTTTCTCTGACATTGATAAGGCTAACATGCCGCATTTCCAGTTCAACGCTGCAGGCGTGCAATCCCCGGCTGGTGTTTCGTATGAACTGCCAGAAGCTTCTGATTCTGTGATGGGAGGTATTCAGTTGGGATTCTCTCAAAGCGGAAAGAAATATCCAGTAGCATTGGAAGGTGGAAAGGCGTATGTAGAAGTACCTTGGACGGACAATAACACTACCTATCAGGCAGCTAACTCAAGTACCTTGGGATTGGTAAAGCAGGGTGCAAAAGTTGATGATGCAGCAGGTGGTGATGAGAAAGATAAAATTAATGCTCTTCTAGCATCGTTGAGAGCAGCAGGTATAATTGCAAGCAAATAAAGAAAGGAGGACTAATATATGATGCTAACTATTCATACTCTGTTTAACGACCCCAACATCGTTAACGCCGTTATTCAGCGTGTCCTTCAGACTCGTAAGGATACAATCTACTGGCAGCAGTACCTCGATTTCCGTAGAACGACTACTCGTGTGTTCAAGGACTACATCGGACAAGTTACGGGCGTGATGGCCGGTTCTATCAACTCTCGTTATGGTGAGAAGCCTATCCGTGAACGCCGGAATATCGGCTCAGGATATGGTGAAATCGCTTATCTTGGCGATGCTTACCAGATTTCCATTGACCGCTTGTCTGAGCTTCAGGACTTGATTGACAAGTTCAATGCAGCTAAACCTGCCGACCAGGTAGCAGCCATGCAGGAAATCGTGAACTTCATCTATGATGATTACCGTCAGGTACTTTTGGCAGCCCACAAGCGCATGGATATTATTGTAGGTTCACTTCTGATGACCGGAGAAGCAACAGTCAAGAATAAGGATGACAATGCCGGAGGCGTTGACCTTCTCGACATTGAATTGCCGTTCAAGTTCATCAAGCCTGATACTGGTGCGAAGACGAACTTCATCACCTATTTGCAGCAGCAGATTAATGCTCTGAAAGCTGATTATGGAAACTTCCAGAAGATGATTATGTCCCGAGGAACTTTCGTGAAGAATATCATCGGGTCGGCTGAGTTTGGTGACAAGTTCAAGATGCAGCTTACAGGAAATGAAATGTACCTTTCAACCGGTTTGATTACATCTCAACTGGCTTCCCAAGTGTTCACTGGCATCGGGCTTCCGGCCATTGAAATCAAGGAAGATTACGTAAAAGACCAGACCGGAAAGAACGTGCAGATTTACGCCGACGACCGTATCACCTTGCTTCCGCAGGATAAGGTCGGTTATATGCGTTTCCACACTCCATACGAAGCAGTGGACGGCGTACCGGGACGTAACTACACCCAGGCAGACGGTGATATGCTTATTTCCGGTTACAAGGACAAGAACGGTCGTTATCTGGAATACACCGCAGAGTGGATTCCTCAGATTACGAACCCGAATCTGATTGTGAACTTTGATTTGTCAACCATGAACGCATGACAGTAAATGACTACATATCACAGAAGTTTCAGACCTTCGGCATCAACTTGTCGGAGGCTGACCTTTTGGAGATAAGTTTTTCTTCAGAAGTAAGCGGAGAGGATGAGATGGGCCCGTCAAACATCGGACTTGTTTCAGTGGCTATGGCGAAGTTCATCCCCTCTCTATTACTCCGTGCCACTTCCATCAGTGAGAACGGTTTCTCTATGTCATGGGATACAAAAGGCGTAAAGGAATACTATTCTTTCTTGTGCAAGAAGTATGGTCTTGAAGATACGTTAAGCGATAAACCTAAAGTCAGATTCCTATGATATTTGCTCCACATACATTACAGGTTAAGGTCTTTACTCCGATGGAAACAGACGAGTTTGGCCGACCTATCCCCGGAACCGGTGGTGAAAGCTGGCAGGACGTGTGTAAATGCCGTTGTGATGATAACTCGACCAAGGAGTTTACTTCGGAGAACGGTGAGGTGTTCCGACCGAATTATCACGTAGTCTGTGAGAAGAAAATCTCACTGAGTGCTGGTGATGAAGTCAGATGTATGGACGGTGAGAATGTCCGTGGAACTGGCAAAGTTTACATGGTGAAGAATACAAACTATTTTGGTTACTCAGAGATATGGATGTGAAGTTTGATTTTTCGGACGTGGATAGCTTTTTCGAACAAGGTTATGCCGAGGTGAAAGCCGTTGAGGAGAAGGTTGGTAAAGAGGCTGTCGATTACGCTGTAAAGAATGGCAACTATCAGAACCGGACTGGAACACTCCGTAAGTCAAATAAGTATTCAGTTGAGGATGACGGATTGGTGATTAGAAACGATGCTGAGTATGCCTCGCACGTCGAATCTAAAGGCTATGAAGTATCAACTGGTGCGGCTCTATACGCTGAGAAACGATTGAAGGAGGAAGTCAAATGATAGTAACTACCGACATCGCGAACATACTCTACCGTGATTGCCAGCCTTTCGGTATTCCCATCGTTCCTCACGGCAAGAAGCTGACGGGCGAATTGAAATCCGAAAGGATTGTCATTCATGCCAAGAAACAACAGCCAAGCAAATATTGGAAGAAATCTTTCGTAGAAGTGAACCTTTGTGTTCCCGACCTGAAAGACGGTGAAGCCAACACCATCCGTCTGAACGAGCTGGAGAAACAGGCGCAAGAATTGTTTGACGGAATAACCGGACGCTATGATGGTACCACCTATCATTATTCCATCGAGTCAATCGGAACTGAGGAGGACACATCCTTAAAGTGTCACTATGTGAATGTAAGAATTTTGTTTGAAGTTTTAAATGTGAAATAATATGGCAGAATCAAAGAAAATCACCGCCGTGAATATCAAGAAACTTTGGTATGGCGAGACAAATGCTATCACAGCAGATTTGACTGGGCAGGCTTTATATACTCTTTTACAAGGTGAAACCTTAAAAGAGGTTAAGAATATCCATCAGGATACATGGACACTTGAAGAAGCGGAAGCAAGCCGCACTAACTACAAGAACCAGCTTACCGGTCAGACTTATCGTAGTGATAAGGAAATGGGCGATGTAACCGTGAACTTCACCATTGGTGAGTACGACTATCCGACCAAGAAAGACCTCATGGGTGGTGATGTAATTAACACTGATAAGGGTTGGAAACGAGCAAGAGGCAAGGTAAACATTGAGAAGTTACTTGTCGCTTTGACTGACGATGACCAGTATTGTGTGATTCCCCGTGCTGACATCGGTGCACGTGAAGCCACAACAGACAAGGCTGTCGGTATTCCTGTAAGTGCGGTGGAACTGGAACCACAAAATGCAGAAGTTGCACCGGAATACTGGTTTGACTCATCTGAAGTAAAAGCAGGTGCTTAATGCCTATCCAATAGGTAGAGATTGAATTCCATAACAGGGGTGGGCTTTATGGCTTCACCCCTTAATTTTTATCTTTTATCAGAATGAATCAAGGAGCAAAAATAGTAACTGAATCCATTATCGGAAGTGATTTCAGAACGGTGTTTGTCGCTGGGAAAGCCTACACGGTCTACCCTCCTACTATCCACAAGCTGGCCGGGGCAATCTCCCATTTGTCAGGCGTAAAAGAAGCAGACAATTTGAAAGAAGTTCTGCTCTCCCTGGGAGAAAGTGAGGCCTACAGCAAGGCTCTTTCCTGGCTGATAGCTGGTGACGAAAACTTGAGCGAAGAACTGGCAAAAGGAACATACGAAGAAAACGTAAATGCTTTAGATGAAGCACTCTCTATGATTGACTCAAAGGTTTTTCTCAAAGCTGTCAGCTTGGCGAGGAACGTAAGCCTGCTGGCAGCGAAACCGAGGTTGTAGGGAATGATACTCTATTGGGACAGATAGCGTCGTTCATGGAAAATCTGCATCTGTCATACCGGGAAGTGGTCTATGAGATACCATACAGGAATTTAGTATTAATGCAGCGTGACAAGCTCCATACAGTTACCGGTACCAAGGTTACAAAGGTGAAGGGTAAGGACATGGCTTCGCGCAGAAGAAGAAACAAGAAATAGATATGGCTCTATTAGAATGTTAAAAAGCAACAGAAACGTTACTTTTTTACGTTACAAAGCTTGCTTAATAGTAACGAAAATGTTACCTTTGCATTGTCAATTAAAAGTTCTTTGATTTATGAAGTTTTCAGAGTTTTACAAATTGATTGAGTCAGCAGGCTGGACAATCGAAAAGGGAAAGAAACATCACAAGTATGTTCATCCCGACTTTGACTACTTTATCCCTGTAGGCAGACATCCAGCCAAAGAGATACCTAAAGGTACTCTTGACAGCATGATGAAAAAGGCGGGGTTAAAGAAGTAAAAGAACAGCACCCACTTCGGTGGGTGCATTTAATTGACAAAACTTAAAATACACGATTATGAAGAAGATTCAGGCTATTATTGAAAAAGCAGATGATGGAGGAATTTCTATCTATTCTGAAGATGTAAACGGTGCGTATGGCTTTGGGCTTACAGAACAGGAAGCGAAAGAGGACTTTATTTCTGTTTTAGAGGAACAAGCGGAATATTACAAAGAAAAACATGGTGAATTTCCAAGTTGGTATAAAGCTGGCTATTCTGTGGAGTATGTGTATGACTTAAGTGGATTTTTTGAGGCATTTCCGTTCATTAATGCCAGTAAGTTCGCAAAGGAAATAGGTCTAAATGAATCTGTAATGCGAAAATACAAAGGCAAGATTGTGACGGCTTCCGAGAAACAGAAAGCATATATACAATCCAAATACAATGAAATACTTAAAAGAATGGAACTTGTCAAGTTTTGATATTCCAGCCGTGAGGCTTTGATATAAATTAAAGAACAAATTGACAATTTGGCGCATCATTATGATGCGCCTTTTTTATTAAAACACTGAAAAACACAAATACGCAACAATAGGTTTATTGTTTGGTATTAATCATCGTAAAAACTGAATATTAATGAATTGAGGTGTAACTTCAAACATTAATATTCAGTTTATAATATATGGCTACACTTGTATTCCGCGTAAGCGCACAATATGATGAAGTTATAAGACTTCGTAATGAGATTAGTAAGCTGGAAGCCCAGTTAAAGAAGATGGACGTAAACAAATCACCCGCAGCCGCCAAGGCATTGGAAACTCAACTGGCATCTGCTCGCCAACAAATGATGGGGCTGGTGACCGAGGCGGCCAAAGCTGGTGCTGTAATGGAGAAAGACTTTAAGTCCAATATTTACAATGCCTCACAATCTGTAAATGATTTTACTCAAAAAATTATTGACCAGAAAAGAGTTGTCAAAGACGTAGAACATGATGTTAAGCGGTTGGGCAATGCTTATAAAACAGCTTTAAAAAGAAATCCGACGGGAGCTGCAGGCTTATTATCAGAATACCAATCTGCAAAGAAGACTCTCGATGAAGAAAAAGCTACTTTATTTGGTTTGACTCAACAGCAGGCAGAAGCCCGTCTTTCAGTAAAGAGACTGAAGGATGAATATGCAGCTTTTAAGGAAGAAGCCGGCGAAACGGTCGAAGCAAATGAAAAGATGTCCGTTTCCTTAACCAAAGTACTTGGTGTAATAGGTGGAGTAACTGCCTTGAAAAACTTTGCCACAGAACTTGTCAATGTACGAGGACAATTCCAGCAGCTTGAAATTGCTTTTTCAACCATGCTGAAAAGTAAGGAAAAAGCAGATAAACTGATGTCAGAGCTGGTGGATATTGCCGCAAAGACACCCTTCGACCTTCAAGGGGTGGCATCATCTGCCAAGCAAATGATTGCTTACGGCTCGTCAGCTGAGAATGTGGGTGATGAACTTGTCATGCTTGGTAATGTAGCCGCCGGTGTTGGCTCCCAGCTTAGTGAAATAGCCTATCTCTATGGCACATTAAGGACACAAGGGAGAGCCTATGCTGTCGATATTCGTCAGTTTGCAGGACGTGGTATTCCCATCTACGAGGAACTGGCAAAAGTGCTTGGTGTGACAAAAGATGAAGTTTCCGGTTTAGTAAAGGAAGGCAAGGTAGGATTTAAAGAAGTAGAACAGGCCTTCAAAAATATGACTAGTGAATCAGGAATCTATTATAACCTGATGCAAGAACAGTCTAAGTCTCTTACAGGTCAGTTGAGTAACCTTGGAGATGCTTGGGATACAATGTTGAATGAGATTGGAAAAGATACTCAGGGAATTGCTTCTGCAGGTATTTCAGGATTGAAAGGTCTTATTGAGAACTATGAAACTGTTGGTAAGATTTTGATAGGACTGATTGCTACATACGGGACATATAAAACCGCTCTTATTGTAGTGCGAATAGCTCAGGATACATTAACGGCCAGAATGGAACTTGCAATCTTGGTTACCAAAGCTCAAATGATAGCACAAAAGGCTTTGAATACGGTTATGAAAGCTAACCCGTATGTACTGGCAGCTACGGTTCTTGCCGGGCTTGTTGCTACAATGTGGGCCTTTCATGACAGCACAACCGCATCGGAAAAGGCACAGCAAAAATTCAATGAAGAACAAAAGAATTTTGCGAATCAGGAAGAGGAACGCAAGAAAAAAATAGAAGAGCTGATACGCGTTATCCAAGATGAGACAGAAACCGAGTTTTCAAAGATAAAGGCCTATGAGGAACTACAAAGGTATTCTCCTGCACTTTCTTCTGCTTATACCCGTGAACAACTGGCTGTACTCAATCTTGCAGAAGCAAATAAAGAACTGAATAAGGAACGAGACAAGAACAGTTATGAAAACATACTAAAGAATATTCAACAATGGGAGGAGAAAATAAAATCATTAAATGCTTCTTTAAAAAATGCGGGACAAGGTGCCCCATTAATCGCTTCACAAATAGAATCAGCAAAAGCAAATCTTAACAAGTGGAAATCAGCCTTGAGCGAATATAATCGACTGAAAAAGGAAACAGAGGAAAACTCGAAACCTGTTGAAGTCAAGCTGATGGAAGCAAGAAGTAATCGTGAGCAGATTATACGCGAATACAATATAGCAAGACAAATATTGCAGGAAGAGCAAGAAAAAATTAAGAATTTTCCTTTTGCAACAATTCCTATTGACGTTCAAATACGGTTCAATAATGCGCAAGCAGCGTTAAAAGGGATTGACGGCACCATATCTGGCCTGGAATCGCAAAGAGAAGCATCGGAAAAGACGTATCAGCAAGCATATAAAGAAGCAAAAGCTGTTTACGAAGCAAAATTAAAGGCCGTAGAGGATGCTAAAAAAGGCACTGAATCTGCTTATAAGAAAGCTGTAGAAGAGTTGGAAGCAGCAGAAAAATCATATAAATCGCTCGGTGGTGTAACAGGAGACACTCTGGCCAAACAAGAGAATAATGCGAAGAAAGATGCCGAGCGACAAAAGAAAGAGCAGCAACAGGTTGCAGAAGAACTCCTTCAGCTTCGCAGAACAAATCAGCAGGAAGAAATCAACCTGATGGAAGAAGGTTCTGAAAAGAAGCGCAGACAGATTGAGCTGGATTACCAGCGAGAAATCGATGAAATTAGGAAACAGCGCAAAAAATGGGAAGATGCGCAAGGAGGAAAGCTTACGTCTGAACAGCGGGAAGTATTAGGAAGTCGTGCGTCTAATGCCATGACGTCGCGTGAAAAAGGTCTGGCCGAAATTACAGAAACTGAAAATCAAGCTGCAATCGAGGCCAACGAACGTTACCTGAAAAGCTACGGTACGTTCATGCAGAAACGTGATGCAATCATAGCCGAGTACACCCGTAAAATCTCGGAAGCCACTACCCAGGGAGACAAGGACATACTCCAGAAAGAAATGGATAAGGCACTCTCCTCCCTTGATCTTGAGAAGCTGAAACAGGGAATCAACTGGGAACTTATCTTCGGTGACTTGGACAAGGTATCCAAAAAGTCCCTGAACAAGGTAAAGCAGCAGCTTAGGGACTTCAAGAACTCCGAAGAATACAAGAATATGGCTGTTGACCAGAAGAAGGTCATTGACGAGGCTTTAAGCAACATCCAGTCAACCCTTATTGACAAAGGAGGATTGCTGGCCGACCTACCCAAACAGTTAAGCGAATTAGCCAAGGCACAGGAAGAACTGTCACAAGCTCAGGAGGAATACAACGAAGCCATGAGAAGCGGAACAGATGAGCAGAAGGAAGCGGCCACGAAGAAACTGAATGATGCCCAAAAAAGACAGCAGAACGCTCAGGTCAATGTACAAAAGTCGACAGATAAAACGACAAGCAACCTTGTCACATTGTCGAACGTCATTACCCAGCTTGGTTCAAATTCTGAAATTTCACTCTCTCAGGTCGGTGATTTGGCCGGAAATATAGTAGACATATTTGCAGAAGAGAGCGAGAAACTTGGAGGTATAATTGGAGCTGCATTTTCTCTTTTAGATGCTATCGGGACACAGGGGCTGGATGGTTTCGTAGGTAACATATTCAGTAGTGTCTTTAAGTCTGTAGGTGGAATATGGGATACTTTGACTTTCGGCGGATTCAGCAAACTTTTCGGTATTGGAGGAAACGAAAAAGAGGTGCAGGATACCATCAACAGACTCACGGACAGAAACGAAAAGTTGCAGTCTGCCATCGAATCCCTTACGGAAGAAATGAAGTCCAGCAAGGGAAGCGAGAAATCCGTAGCAGAGTACAATAAAGCCATCAAGTATCAGGAGGAATACAACAAGAATGTCCTTGCAAAAGCGCAGGCAAATGCTGGCTATCACAGTAAGCATCATAGCTGGGCCTATTACATGGGCTGGTCGGAAAGTGACATACAATGGATTCGAGAAAATGTCATGGCAGAATTCACAGGTACAGATTCCTTGTGGCAGATGTCGCCGGAGCAGATGGACTTATTACGTCAGAATGTAGACTTGTGGCAGAAAATGGCCGATTCAGGAAAAGGAGGCTATGGAAATGCTGTCGTTGATGCACTAGATGAATATGCAGATCTGGCCGGAAACCTCGAAGGACTGAAAGAGGGACTTTTCGAACAGCTTACCGGAATAAGTTTTGATTCCATGTATGATAGTTTCATCGATACCCTTATGGATATGGATGCATCGGCGGAAGATTTTGCGGATAACCTATCAGAATACTTTATGCGTGCCATGCTTTCAGATAAAATCGGTAACATGTACAGCCAGAAGCTGGAAGACTGGTGGAACAGATTCGGTGAAAGTATGAAGGACGGAAACCTGAGTGAGAGTGAACGTAATTCACTCCAAAACGAATATATGGGGTACGTGAATGAAGCATTGAAACTACGGGATGAACTTGCCGCAGCTACCGGATACGACAAGGCTGGCAGCAGTTCCAAGCAGTCGGCCTCCAGCCGCGGATTCGGTACAGAAATGACGCACGAGGATGCCGGGGAACTGAGTGGGCGGTTTACAGCCGTGTATGAGTCCAATCTTCGTATTGAGACGGCAGAACAGCAGCAAACGGTAGCTATTACCGAACTGCGAGGTTCCATCGGCTCCCTGACATCACAAGTGACCGGTCTGTACAACATTGCCGACGAGACACGTACTATCCTGGCCAATTCCTATTTGGAGTTACAGCAAATCAGAGAGAACACAGGCGAAATTGTCAAACCTATCAAACAGATGCAGGCCGACATTGCCGAAGTGAAACGTAATACAGCAAGACTATGACAGGAGATTTATTTATTAACGGGAAGGATGCCTGGAGCACATGGGGTGTCCGCATGGGTGACAGTTTTCTCGATGCTATCGACGGATTCAACCAGATGAAAGACTACATCGAAGATGAGAGCCGTCTGGAGCACGGGAAGCGAATAATAACCGACAATGCAAAAGTAGCATCGCGTGAAATCACTCTCCAGTTCACCATAGAAGGAGACTCAGAAGGTGACTATCGGACAAAGAAGAAAGCCTTTCAGTCAGAACTGGAGAAGGGAGCCGTAAACATCAAAATCCCCGCTCTTGGGAGCGAAGTCTTCAAGCTGGTTTACCTGGGGAAAAGCATCTCTTACGGGTTAAGTATTGACAGGTGTTTCGGTAAGGTTTCAAGTAAGTTTTGCGAACCGAATCCCATGGACAGAAGCGAATAACAAACATTTCCTTTATTGTTTCAAATGGAAGTCCGGATTTTTAGGGCTTCCATTTGTTATTTATGAACTTTGGGGATATGATTGAAATTAAGGACATATCCGGAAAAACAAGGTTCTCTACCCCTATCAACAAAGGGGCGAAGGGAAAGTTTACACTGATGAAAGAGGACTACATCGTTCTCCCCTTTTCCGTGCCTGAACCTATATATTTTAAACTTGGTGACTATGTAGACCTTTCTGGGGTTCTGGATGATTCTCTGGGCGGATTACTTTCAAAAGTATATGAGGTAACTGACTTGCAGAAACCTTCTTTCAATGCTTCTACCGCTGGATATGATTATGAGCTGAAACTGGATGCTTACTACTGGAAGTGGAAAAACAAAATTTTCAAATACACTCCTGAACATGCTGGATATGAAGCGTCATGGTCTCTCACCGCAGCCCTTGATGTACAGCTTGGTGTGTTCTTACGTAACCTGAAAGCTTTGGGATATACCTATAAGGGAAAAGAATTCGTATTTGAAATAGATTCAACAGTAGAGAATAAGGCAGTTGCAATGACGTATGACAATATGAACCTGCTGGATGCCTTATTCTCAATGGCGGGTGAGGATAAGTGGAACTGTGATTGCTGGATAACGGACAACGTAATTCATTTTGGGCGAAACGAATTCGGTGATGCCGTCAAAATCGAGTTAGGGGTTGAAGCGTCTGCCATGACTCGCAGTGAGAGCAAAGGCACTTATGCCACCCGCATTTATGCATTCGGATCTACAAGAAACATACCTGAGAACTACCGTCCCATTGAAGAGCAGACGGTAGTAAACGGAGTTGTGCAAAGACGACTTATGCTTCCCGCTGGTACGCCATACATAGATGTGTATCCTGACATGAGCCAGGAAGAAGCAATTGAAGACATCGTGGTATTTGACGAGGTATATCCCCGACTTGAAAATACGATGTCAAGTGTATCTACGAGGACGGAAACCGTTACAAATGAAGACGGAGGTCAGGAAACCGTGACTTACTATCGCTATCGTGATACTGGCCTGAATTTCTCCAAGGACTACAGACTTCCGGGACAAGAGCTGACAATTATCTTTCAGTCCGGCAAAATGAATGGATTGGAGTTCGGTGTTATTTTTGACCCGGACAACAACGGAAGCCAGCTTTGGGAAATTGTCCGCAGCGAAGACTACGGACGTCCATTGCCGGATGATACCATATATCCTGAAAATGATGACAAGTATATCCTTTCCGGTTTTGATCCAAAGTTTGTTTCTGTACAAATGATTCCGGACGCGGAGCAGGAACTGAAAGAGAAGGCACAGAAGATAGCAGACCAGCGAAAAAAGGACGATGGTACATACTACACTACCCTCCGGTCAGAATGGGTTAATGAAGACAAGCTGAAACGCTTTTTCGAGTTCGGGCAAAAGATAAACCTGGTCAATAAAGCCTTTTTTGAGAATGGCCGTGAAAGCCGTGTTCTCGGATGGGAGTTTAACCTTGACATTCCATGGGATTCTCCGGTATATACTATTGGGGAAAGTATGCCCTACTCTCGCCTTAATGATGTGGAAGAGAAACTGGAGTCGATTACGTATAAAGGGCATACTTATGTTGGAGGCGGAGGAAGTAGCATATATGTGATTAAGACCAATGATTCTACTGCCCCATCGGACAGTAACGTATTTTCGGCAAAACGGTCACTTGCAACATTATTGAGAAAGGACAAGGAAGACCAGACAAACTATCTCATTAAGCTTCTTGGCGGTATCATATCTCCTTTCCTGGAATCAATTGACTTCGTGACCGGAATGATGGGTGCTGGTATGTCATTCTCTTCAGAAAAGGGCGGCGAGTCTGTCGGATGGATTGACAAACTGTACGTGCGCAAGAAAGCTATCTTCCAGTTACTTTCAATAATGGAGACCGAGCTGGCCGGAGCTTCCTTCATGTTCAACGCCAGCGGGGCCAGAGCAACGATTACTAAGGTCGAGTTTATAGAAAAAAAGGGAATTCGTTTCAAGGATGGTAAAGGAGTCAAGTTCTCAGACGGGAAAAGAGGTTACTCATCTCCTGGAACTTATGGTTCTGTTTATCGCTGTTACTTCCTTGCAGATGATGGTGAGAAAGCCATAGAAAATCGTTTTAAGCCAGGGAATTTAGTACGCTCACAGTCCTTTAATATTAAGGAAGGCGCGTATGACGGCGTATCCAATCACTATTGGTGGCGTCTGGTGGAAAATGTTGGTGATAACTGGATAGAGGTATCCGTGAATCATTGTGACGAAGGCAGCGACATACCGGCAGTTGGAGATGTGATGGTACAACTTGGAGACGTATCGGATACAGATTTTCAGGCTGCAATCGTGTTGTCTGCATACGGAGACGGTGCGCCTTCTCTTACCTTCTATCAGGGGATAAGTTCTTACTCCCTCTCCGGGAAAGATATAGTTTCAATCGGATATGATCGTCTAACTAAAGAAGGATACTTTAATGTTTATGGAAAGACATATATCGGTAATAGGGACAAGACAAATTATATCAGACTTGCTTCTGGAGAAATAGAGGTACGTGCAGCAAGAATATTGTTGTCAAATGGTGAAAGCGTTGTAGATGTAGCAGAGAAAAATATCTCAATTAAACTTGGTGCTACGGGTATTGACATCGAAAAAAATGAGATTGTTATTTCTTCAGATAAGTTTAAAATTAAAAGTTCTGAAGGGAAAGGAATAGCCGTGTTTACGGTTAAAAATGGGAAACCACTTCTTCTTACAGAGTGCATAGATGTAAACTCGTTAAAAGTGAAACATCTGGATGGTGCAGACGGTACATTTTCGGGTGAACTGAAAGCCGCTAAAGGAACATTTTCTGGCACTATATCTGCAAATGGTGCTAAGATTGGAGGGTTCACTATAGACAACGGTTCCTTGAATTGGAAGGGAAGGGATTTTTTCGGCAATGATAGCAGGAGTATACGGATTGGTGTTCCTACGGATGATAACAGTGGTATGATTGACATAAATTTCAATGGTGCGACTGACGGGAAATTTGGGGTTAAAATAATTGGAAGCAATGACGGTGGAGCATGTATCTATGCTTCAAGGAACGGTACTAGCAAGCCACATAGTTCTAATACTTATGCCGGATATTTTGACGGAGGAGTACATGTGAACGGAAATCTTTATACCAATACGATATTGTCTAATGAGTTTGGTACCGGATGGTCATTGCAAGCCGATGGCTCATATACATACAAAAAAGGAGTAACGAGAACAATATCATGGACTATACAGAATGGCTCGATACCTTCAACGTATAAACTGGTTTTTGAAAATGGAATTTTAGTCGATTAATCATGAAAATAGATTTTAAGAAATTTAAGAAGTACACGAAGATAGATAAATCTGAATTCGTGGAGATTGATGTCAGAGAAATGTTTGCAGATAACATTTTCAATGTGACAGGAGTTGGTATTGCTGATTTAAAATTGGCTGAGAAAATTTTTTCCAGCGATGACGATACCGAATTTTCAGATGATGAAGTTAACAGGGTAAGACATCATGCAGCGTCGCTTCTTCCATGGTTTCTTGCTGGGCTTAATGATGCAATGAGATAATTATAATATACAATGTTGGTAATATCATTAATAACTATAAATTAAAAACAATTATGGCAGCAGAAGAAGATTTTGTATTAAGCTTTACAGGTGAAGAAACTGACAATCTATTGAAGCATACAGAAAGTATGAAGAATCAGACAACGGCAGATGACGGTGAAACGGTACAAGTGTACGATACAAACGGCGTTCCGCATAAAGTGTCGAAAACGGAGCTACTGAAGA